CTCTGACATATCTCATACGAAAACTGTTTTATATCATCTGATATCTGCCTCGAAACCAGTAATTTCTTTCTATATTTGCAGACAAAAATAACGTGATATTGTAATAGGTATTTGTGGCTGTTTTTTTTAGATTTCCATGTTCCAATGCCATGAGTATACAATAATTTCTGATTTGTGGCTACCTTAGCCCACCGTCTAAAGCCAGTGGGATTGCGGTAGCCCTATTTCAATTCACTTTTGATATATTCCTGCATTGCTCTCAACGCTTCGTCTTCAGATGTGTATTCTTCTTCGATCTCGTATGGATTAAGAGGAACTATATATGGAATCCATGAATCGGCGATCACATAATTAGCTTCTGAACCAAAAGTCTTTTTGACTTCCTCGATTCCACCAGGATAATACTGTTTCAAGATGTTATCAGTACGATCTATCGGAGCTCCACTGATATTGATATCATAATCAAAAATCCCATAAAGTTTCTGTACAGGATCCCCACCAAATCGATACCGAATCCCACAAACTCGAAACCTGGTTTCATCGATCTTTTTAAATATTACTTGCAGATTTGTGGGAGTCCAGGATGGGTCAAGTGCTATATTTATTTCTCGTACAGTGAATTCTTTTCGTTTCATAGAATTGATCCTCTCTGTTTACAACATGTTTTTGTTTCCGGTTATTCTGATTTTTAACATCCAGAGCCAACATAATTTACACGTGTTTTCGTTTGCTTATGATAAGGCTCAAAATATAGAAATCTCGTCACCGGAAACGAAATGATTCTGATTCAATTTTGGCATACATGCAAAACAATTAACCGAGAATTCCAGCCCTACTTCTTAAAACCTGATCTTTCTTGCAACAATTGGATCTTTATCCAAAGTCGGACACAAAATAAGCTCATCTTCATGTGGCATAACACGTAGATCAATCATATAATTTAGTGAGGATTTGGCATCTTCTGTTGTAATTCCGGCTGCTTCTGTCAAAAATTCGATCGTTGGTTTATCATTGGTTCCTAAACATACGATTGCAATTGCATTACAAAGGACTGTATTATAGTCATCGGGATGCTGCATTTTCAAATTCGTGATAGACTGATAAATAAAATCAACACTCAATTTGAATCGACGTGCTTCAACACAAAACAATCTGGCATCATAAAAACAAAGACTTGCTTCATCCATAATCACTCTTGTCATCGGGGCTTTTTCGTCATACATCATTGTATACCGGTACACGAGTTCATCTAAAAAGATTGATTCGTAAACACTTTTTTCAAACCAGTCCGTTTCCACAAACAAAACAGTATTTGTTTTATGCATAAAGTCATGAACAAGACTTGAGAGATCGATTGTGTCTCCTGGTAATAATTCGTTAAGTCTGACCATCAAACTCATAATCACAGATTCTCTGACAGCCGAAGACAGAGATCGAATTGATTCTGACCAATAAGCAGCATCTCCGCTGGTATCCCCAGATAGCTTTTCAACAATATTCTTGTGATTGCATTTTTCAGGACGGTCAAGAAGTACCAAAATGATATCTAAAAGAGCTCTCTTTTCGGCTTCCAAAAAGAATTCATCTGTCTTTTCGTCATCAAAAAGAAACTTATGAGCATTAAACATTTTGTTTACGAATCGTTCCGCATCCGCACGATCAGTAATCAAAGAGAAGTAATCGATTGGTCTTTTGCTTAAGTCGATCTCAAATGTTTTTCTTTCTGTCATACGTTCGACAATATCTTCGGCTTCTGATTTTCCCATATAGACGATACAGTTACTATGATGATCTGCGGTCATAATATTGGGCTCGATATAACTGTATTTCTTACCTGAGCCCGCTGCTCCGAGTACTAAGACATTCGTATTTGTTTCAGGGCTCAATGGAATTAATACATCTTTTCCGAGCCTTTTCGTTGGACCGCAATATCCACTCGGTAACTGATAAGTTTTAAACTCATAATTTGGTTTCTTAGGTGCACGTAATATATTTTGCTTTTCCTGATTTTTCTTTCTGCTAAATAAAATCATAATCTATATTCCTTTCTGTTTCGTTGTTCATTGTTTTTGTTATCCTAAATATGGATAACGAAAAAGCAAAGGAAACAGAAATATTTCAAATCATACCCTTAGAACCGAGCATAGGTATCACGGGAGTTTATCTCACGTGACCTGTACTCCAAAGGAGTGGGATTCAATAACAACACTAGTGCAGATTTTGATACGTTTTTAAGAATACGAAGCATAGGTGCCGAAAGCTGTATAATACACTTCGATTACTGCTTGGACCCATTCATAGGTATTCAATAACAACACTAGTGCAAGTTTTGATACGAAACTAAGAATATAGTTGTATAGGTTTCGAAAGCTATAGAATACTCTTTGATTGCTACCATGTAGCACATATTTAAGATAACAAATCATTTGAACTCAAGGAGGAAAACAATATGAGTACATTCAAACCAACGTGGGAACTGAAAGTTGCTGATGCTGAAAAGCCAGAATTAATCGGACAGCTCATCGATATTTTTGAGGACTTCCTGGACGACAAAGGAATCACGACTGATGATATTCCAAATCCAGAACGAGAAGAGGAAGACGACTGTTCTGCTATCATCTATGGTACCGATTATGATGTTCTGGCAGATAAAATTGCTTCTGTCTTAGGTTTCGAACGATGATAAACAAAAATTGAGACTGGTCAATTCCAGTCTCTTTTTGTTCTTGCTTGCCAGAGAAAAGGAATTCATTGAGCCTAACTGATCTGCACGCCAGTAGGCGGCAGGTTTCAGTACAGGAGGACATCACTTAAGGTTTGAAATACCGGGACATCTGGATCTTCATTGAAGTTTCCTGGTGTCTTTTTTATGGTGTTCAAAGCTGTCTGTTATAGTCTCTCCGTTGCAGAAAACGTTCAAGACATCCATACAGGGTAGGTTTCACAGGACTTTTTGTCCTGCAGTCTTACGGTCTCAGTTGGAACCGTTGAAAATGTATATGTAAAATAGAAAATGTAGTTTTGTTCTATGTATTATGTATATGAAAAAGTTATTGTTCCATGTATTGTGTTATGCAGCTCTTTTAAGTCCGAAACTGGAAGGGATATGTTTTCCGGACCGTAAGATCTCGGTAATGCATTTGTTATGCATATTTTTAAACTGAGGATAGTTCTGAAAGCATTTATTACGGTCTGTGTGTTCCAAAGTATCATCGGAATTCATGAGGAGAAAAGCACTGTAGAGATCACGCTGTACCCATTCTCCGTTTATGGTGTTGTGACGTCTGGAAAGTTTCTTTCTCCGGTACGTATCACTGGTATGGTCATACTGGCTTGCTTTGAACGTCCTGGTATTAACTTCGTGGTAGGTTCCGCCTGTGTAACCAAGCTTTCTCTTCAATATGGTAAGAAACTGTGACGGAGCACGTGTCCCGATGGATTTTCCGAAGCGTTTCTTCCGTTTGTATTTCCCTTTCTTATTCTTTTCCGTCTTTTTGGACCGTTTCTGTAATCCCTTGAAATTCATGTCCTCAACATAAACCTCATTGCCTTCTTCCAATAACAGGTCCGCATAGGCTTCCTGCCATTGTCTCAATGTGTCGGAACGTTTTCTCTGTATCGCACTGAGTTCATTACGGATCTTTTTGTACTGGTTACTGTAGTTCCAGGTTTTCATTCCCTTCTTTATGGTACCATCCGCATTATAATTGTCCGGATTGGATGCCCGTCTTGATCGTTCCAGTTTTTTCTGCATCTTTTTGATCTTTTTGTCCTGTATTTCAATCCCTTCCCCAAGTTCTGTGAGATGGCATTTTGTGTCACTCACTGCAGCAACAGTGGAAGTCCCGATGTCAATACCGATCCTTCCGGTGCCCACTGCATGTCTCAGAGGCGGTATCCCTTCCTGTACCAGCTGTACGTAGTATCTCCATCCGGTACTGAACTTCTTTCTTGCAATCCGGCAGTATTTGGTTCTGTCATTTAAGGCAGAGGTCTCATAATACCAATGATCCGAGTTTTGATTTCCTGGTAATATCACATCCAGTATCAGACCACGGTTTGATTTCTTTGGAGATGCATTGATGTATATCTTTCCGTCTTTGTAGATGATCCCTGTTGTATTCTTCTTGCCTTCGAAACTTAAGAATTCATCCCACTTTTTGTAATGGATCTGTTTCCCGGTGGAATACAGTACTTTTTCTACACCTTTCCATACTGAGTCACTGATCTTCTGATAGACATCGGAGTGTACGTATTTCAGATGGTTTCTTAATTTTGTGGCGGATTTTTGGAGGTCGTATTGTGTGAGCCTGTAAGACTTTACAATCATGGATAACTGTTTTGACAGGGCTTCTTTCTCTGGACCTTTTTCAAGCGCCACATACTGCTGTAAGAGATCGATATACGTTTTGTCACGTTTCAGCAACGTGATCTGCCGGATCGCAAAACGACGGACTGTATTACCGATCTTAGCTACTTCCCGGAAATAGTTTTCCAGGTAACACTGGTCGGAATATTTCTTTGTATTCAGTTTTAATTCCAGCGTGTAAGTAGGCATGATCATTTCCCTCCATTTTGATAAGGAGAGATTACTCTCCAAATCAAGGACTCCCTCATCTAAAGATGAGGAGTGTGAGTGCTTGATTTCTTAGTTATACTCACAATAAGGATCACTTTTTGGAAAACTCGTCAGAAATATAAAAATATTTTACAAATTTGTGTACTAACGGAGTTTCCTCTGCACGCCAAGAGGCGGCAGCTTCCACTCCTTATTTCTATGTGATGACGTCCAAGAGTTCCTCAAGAAAGTTGCCGAGTCCAAATAAGTTGTAAACTCAAAAAGAGACATGCAGTTATTACTGTGTGTCTTTTCTTTTGCCTTTGTATTCTAATATTGTGTATCCGGATTCGGATACTCTATTTATCGCACACTCTTCAATCCCATATTTAATACAACAAATAAACGTATACATTCAAGGAGGAAGAAGAAATGCACATTTTAGAAAATGATACTGCAGACTTCAGTATCGAAATCAAGAATCTTGACAACCTTTACATTGTAAAGGTGACCGAAAGTAAGATCGGATTTGTCTATGATGGAAAGCGTTATATTCTGTCAAAAGATGATCCGGATGACGATTTTATAACTCTTTATAAGGCCGTTTCAAAAGACACTCTGCGTGAAATTAGTACACAGGTTACATCTCTTGAGATCTGTCTTCTGGTCAGAGATTCATCAAATTCTGATGCAAACAAAGAGTATTTCGCAAGAATGCTTACAAAGTTAGAGTTTGCCACAGGTATGTACGAATCTGAGTATGCTTCTAAAAAAGCAGAACTCGAACAGATTCATGCGGATATGATGATGGATCTTGACTCTGATTTTGATCCCAGAATAGCAAAATTTCTGGAAGTCTGCTGTTAAACAAAAGAAATTGAGCCTGCTTTTTAGTGGGCTCCTTTTTTTGTGTCCGGATTATTGGGTACATCATCTCTTTGTCAAATTATTATTTTGAGTAATGTTAATCGAGAGTACATACTGGGTAACATAAGGGCTACTGATAATGCTGCCCAATAGTTTTTATCACGCAATGATTTTTTACCGGAATCTATAAAATCTTTTATACTAAAAAAACTCATATGAAATCCTTTCCTTTCTACATTTATTTACTTAGATAATTCAATTTATTGATATACTTATTAAATATGCGTTCTATGCTTGTGATCTAACTGAGTTTGTAGCCGATCTCTCGTTGCCTCCATTTTATGTCCGATTTATTGAATACTTTATACAAAAATCAGCTTCAGTGGACACGAAATAGCGGCAACAAAAACGCCTGGCTACGAAAAGAAAAGAGCCCACCATGAAGGCAAGCTCTTTCCTTTTATGCACCGATCATTGGATTGACGTATGTTACGCCAATGTATACGCCGCCAGCGATAAACACAAGCAGCATACCAGCCGTCAGCAAACTCTTACCAAGAGCCTCTGCATCGTAACTATATTTGATACGACAGACTGCTAACAAAGCGACACCGATGATTGATAAAATAGCTCCAACGGTTAATAAAAATAATAACATTTTAATTCCTCCTTATATGTGTACGTTTTGTTTGTTGTCCTAAATATGTGCTTCGTTCGAACACAATTACAACAGATACCGTAATTTTGTAGCCGATCATTCGTTGCCCTCTCTTTTTGTGTCCGATTTATTGGACACTATATATAAAATCAACTTCAGCGGACACGAAATAACGACAACGAAAACATCAGGCTACGAAAAGAAAAGAGCCCGCCATAAGGCAGACTCTCTTTTTCTTGTTAATCGTTGTCTGTGTTCCATGGTAACTTGATAACCTTTTCTGCATCGACAACTTTCTCGTTATGATACCAGGATGTCCATGGATTGTACGTCCAGTATTTATCTTCTTTGACTTTCTGATTCCATTCAGAAACATCTTTGATTGCTAATATTTTTGCAGCATCATCGTTTCCTGCATCCGCAATCTTTACTTCGTTAAGCAAAGCGTTGTATCTGATCTCGTTTTTCATAATCTTTGAGTCTGTTCCAATATGAGCTGAAACAAAGATGATAAAGGAAACGAAAACAACCCAAAACGCAATGGATGATAACCTTTCTGCTATTTCACCAATGCTTGTAAACATCGTTTCTGTGTATACGATATAGAAAACAATCATAGCAATAAGTGCGACTAAAAAGATAAGCATAATAATATTCTCCTTTTCTTTGTGTGTAATTGTTGGTTATCTTAAATATGTATTTCGTTCGGGTTTAATAACAATAGGTACACTGACTGTGTAACGGATCATTCGTTGCCCTCTCTTTTTGTATCCGATTAATTGGAGATGAAATAACGGCAACAAAAACATCTAGATACGAAAACATCTTGCTACCAACCAAAGTATATACATCCGATAGCAATGATAATTATCTCCAATATAGCGACACCACGATCTTCAGAACCAGATAGAATACCAAACAAAATAGTTCCAACAAGCAAAACACCAAATATAGCATCTAACATAATATTTTCTCCTTACATACGTACGTTTGTTAATAGTTTATTTTCCTATCATTAATAAGGCTCATTTTTTGAAAACTTCGTCAGATTTCTTAAGATTTCGGATCCGTTTCTTCTGTAACCAAAAGAAAAAGAACCCACATATTTGTATGCAGGTTCTTTTCTCTTTTTTTTTTCTTTCGTTTTTGGTTAGATTTTGACGGATCCTATTCGTTCGGATTCTCTAAACCGAGCGCAGACCAGTCGTCGTCAGTTCCTTCGTTTTCTAATGATAAACGATATGAATCGATATCAAGAATTGCATCGACCATAACATAGGAGTAGTTCTGATCTCCATTTTCGTCCTCAAAGGATAATCTCATGGTATTGTATTCGCCATGGGCGGAATTGTAATACGATCTAACACGTCCAACATCTAATCCATTCTTATCGTACAGACGATTAATTTCGTTGTCATCTGGATTTTGATAATAGATATGCCATGTATCATCGTACTTTACAAAAACCGGCTCTAAAGAATCAGATACTGATTTTGAATCCGCTCTCTGCTCTGTTATTTGAGTGCTTTCGTTTGAATTCTCGCTAAGATCAGAATAATAACAGCCTGTAAGATACAAAGACATGATCAGGACCGCTAAAACCAATAACCCTCTTTTGTTTGTTACATTGTGTTTCATTTCGTTTCCTCCTTTTATATGTGCTAAATTTATTGGCTATCTTAAATATGGAATGAACTACCGCACACAAATACTTCGGAAACAAAAGAGACCAACCAATCGGTCAGTCTCTAATGTAAGTTTAGTCTACTTTGATATCGGTGCATCTGTAGAAAATCTCCGGATCAAAGTTTGGGAGCTCTTTGATGACATTTTTGTCTTCTTCTGACAGGTTATTCCACCAGTTCTGTCTATCCACGACTGACTCATAGTAATCATAGTGATTATATGTTCCTTTCCACGCGGTAAGTGAAATGTCGAATAATAAAGATCTGGCTCTTGATGCATACCAATCGAGCGGAGTCCAGTCTGATGGTTTATTAAAGAACATCATCGTTGTTTCTTCATCCGTATTGAAACAGCCAAAATTAAACGAAGAATAATTCCAGTCACCAACATTTCGATCTCCTTTGTTGTTATCGCCTACGTTATTGTCTCCGATGTTATTGTCTCCTGTGTTCCGATCTCCATAGTTTTCGCAACCTGTATTTTTGTATCCAAGATTTCTGTCACCAGAGTTTCTATTTCCAGAATTTTGATCGCCAGTATTGCAATTTCCTTTATTGCAATCTCCAGAGTTACCAATTCCAGAATTACCAAGACCTGTATTAACAGTCTGTAATACCTCTTCCCAGGAAAGTTCGCGTACGATCTCAAGCTTATTAGTACACGATTTTTCACCATTTGTTTTGATATCTCCATAAGCAACCACTTCAGCAACTTTGTTTTCTGGGTTAAACGAATAATAATTAAAGCAATCTAATAACCGGGTACAAAAATGCATTCCGTGACCACAAATTTCAATTTCTCCTTCTTCTTCGAATTTACCAGGACAGGTATATTGCTTTGGTTTAACTCCTGCTGGTCTACATGTCCAATTCGAATAAAAAACCTTATATCCATATACTGGTCCACTTATTTTTGTTACTTCACTCATTTTGTTTCCTCCTTTTTTTTGTGTGTAATTGTTTGTTGTCCTAAATATGGAACGAACTGCTGCACACAAATACTTTGGAAACAAAAAAAAGAGACCAACCAATCGGTCAGTCTCTAGTGTGAGTTTAATACACTTTGATTCCCGTACATCTATAAAAGATATCTTCATCGAAATTTGGAATCGCAAAGATACATCTCTTTTCAGAATCATCTAATTCATTCCACCACTTTTGAGCCATATTACGATTTTCATCCTGTGAGAAAACTTTAAAGTATCCACCTGCTGTTTCATAACTTTGGTTTACTTCTTTTTCTTCGTCAGTCATGTCCTCTTTATCTATCCATTGAATCGTTTCCTTTGGTATACTCATCAATAGCAATCTTGCATCGGATTCTAACCAATCGTAATAAGTCCAATCTGATGGTTTGTTAAACAGCGTCATTGTTGGTACTTCTGTGTTAAAACAACCGGTGTTGTAAGAAGATGCATTCCAGTCACCGGTATTAAAATTACCAATGTTGCAGTCTCCTACGTTATTACTTCCATAATTCCAGTTGCCTGTATTCATGTCTCCGTTGTTATTATCTCCAACATTTCCAAATCCTGGATTATAATCTCCGGTATTTCTATTGCCTGCATTTTGATCTCCGGTGTTTCTATGACCAGCGTTATAATCACCAGCATTGTTGTATCCGAGGTTGCGATCTCCTGTGTTAAAACCTCCAATATTAAAAGCTCCTGTGTTGTGACTTCCAGCATTACCAGATCCAGTATTACTATGACCAGTATTCTTACATCCTGTGTTGTAACTTCCGGCATTATCGTTACCGGTGTTAGAAAATCCAGTGCAATTATTTCCAAGATTGGTAAGAGCTATCACTTCACTCCATGGAACTTCACGTACGATTTCTAACTTATTGGTACATAATTTGTTACCATATTTCTCACTTTCACTTATAAGAACCTTCCCATAAGCAATCACTTCGGCTACTTTGTTTTCTGGATTGAACGCATAATATTCAAAACAATCTGCTAATTTTTGGCAGAAATGCATTCCATTATGACAAATTTCAAGTTCCCCTTCTATTTCGAATTTACCAGGGCACGCATATTGCTTTGGTTTGAATCCTAACGGATTACAGGCCCAATCTAACCGATCACAGGTCCAATCTGAATTGAATACCTTGTATCCGTGTATTGGTCCATTTGTCTCTGTCACTTTACTCATTTTGTTTCCTCCTTTTTTTTTGTGTGATGTTTTTGTTATCCTAAATATGTGTCTGATTTCTGCACACTAATACTCTGGAAACGAAAAGAAAGAGACCTCGATTGAAGTCTCTTCCTTGTGTTTTAACTAGTTTGTTTTTGTACACTCATGATATCTTTCTCTTAACATGTCTGTTGCAATCTGTCTTGCAGTTTCGAATCCCTCACAGAATCGTTCATCTACAGCGTCGATATCTTCCTCATCATACTTAAGGTCACGCATAATCTTTTTGATATCATCAATTCCTCGCTGTTTTCTATGACGACTGTTATATACAGGCATTTTGTCTATAAGCATAAGGTAATCAGGAATACGCTTCAGTGTTTCACCTCTATCGATGTTTTCACTGTCGGGTTTTTCGACTACGAGTTCGTTATTGTCGGATACATCTGTTTTTAATACCCCTACTCTGATTCCGGTACATTCGTAAAAGATATCAGGATCAAAGTTCGGAATCGCTTTAATGGTATCCTTCTCCGTATCCGAAAGATTATCCCACCAATATTGAACACGACTACAATCATCCTGTATTTTTAAGAATCCACCTGCTGTTTTATAACTTGGATGCCTGTCTTTTTCTTTTTGAGACATATCTACTTCGAACACCCAGTCAACATTGAACCCAGGCATCTGGTTTAACAAATATCTTGCGTCCGAACAGAGCCAGTCTTCATAAGTGATGTTTGACGGCTTATCGAACATCATGATCTTGTGCTCTTTTACATTGAAACAGCCAGAATTATTAGATGACTGATTCCAGTCACCTGCGTTTCTGTCTCCAAAATTATGATCACCACTGTTTTTACTGCCGGTGTTATTATTTCCGGAATTGTATTTTCCTGCATTTTTCGATCCTGAATTATAACTTCCTGTGTTTTTGCGACCAGAATTATAATTTCCAGAATTTTCATAACCTGTATTTCCTGTACCTACGTTATAGGAACCTACATTACCGCTTCCAATATTTTGACCACCTGTGTTGTTACTACCGAAATTGTTATTTCCGGTATTAAAGTCTCCAGAATTTCTGTGTCCGCAATTATATGATCCAGAATTTCCGTTGCCTGCATTTCGATTTCCTGAATTAAGACCGCCTGTATTCTCAAAACCGGTACAAAGATCACCCATATTGACAAGATGCAATACTTCATCCCATGAAAGTTCGCGAATTATCTTGAGCTTATTGGTACACGATTTATTACCATCTGTTATAACTTTTCCATAAGCAACCACTTCGGCTACTTTGTTTTCAGGATTAAAGCTATAATAAGAAAAACAGTCCGATAAACGTGTACAAAAATGCATTCCATGTTCGCTGAGATCGAGATGACCCATTTCTACAAACTTTCCAGGACATGAATATTGTTTTGATATCGCCCTATCATTTGGTCTACAGGTCCAATCCGGATAAAATACCTTGTATCCGTGTATTGGTCCGTTTGTTTCTGTCACTTTACTCATTTTGTTTCCTCCTTTTTGTGTGTAATTGTTTGTTATTCTAAATATGTGTTTGGCTGCGGCACACAAAAAAAATCGGAAACAAAAAGAGACCAACCGATTGGTCAGTCTCTAGTTTGTGATTAATTTACCTTGATTCCTGTACATTCGAAGAAAATATTAGGATCAAAGTTTGGAATTGCTTTAATGACAGCTTTGTCGGAATCCGAAAGATCATTCCACCATTTTTGTCTACCATCTATGTTGTTAATAACCTTCAGGTATCCACCTGTTGTTTTGTAAGTTGGGTAAGAAGTCTTCTCGTCATCGGTCATACAAGCTTCTTTTTCCCATTTTGTTGATACGTCTGGCATACTGTCTAACAAAGCGCATGCATCGCTATCCTGCCAGTCAGTATAAGTCATGTTAGAAGGCTTATTGAACATTATGATTTTGTGTTCTTCGGTGTTGAAACAACCAGAATTGTGAGATGATTTATTCCAGTCTCCAGAATTAGAATCACCAAGATTCCGATTGCCTGTATTTTCAGCTCCCAGGTTAAAATGTCCACTATTAAGATCACCTGTGTTATTATCCCCCGTATTACAGTTACCAATATTTTCGTCACCGGTATTATAATATCCAGCATTTTTACATCCAGTGTTATTACTGCCTGAATTTTCATAACCTATATTAAAATCACCTGAATTACAATCACCAGAATTCCAACCACCGCTATTATAAGAGCCAGTGTTTTTGTTTCCTGAATTTTGAGATCCTGTATTATAATGTCCAGAATTTTGGTTTCCAGAATTCCAATATCCTCTGTTATCATCGCCAGTGTTGAAATCTCCAGTATTATAATCTCCAGAATTCAAATTCCCAGCATTTTCATTTCCAGTGTTTTTTAACCCAGTACAGTCATTGCCAGTATTAACAAGATCTAATACTTCTTTCCAGGAGAGCTCCCGCACGATTTCGAGCTTATTTGTACATGACTTATCACCATCTGTTACGACATCACCGTAAGCGATTACTTCGGCAACTTTGTTTTTACTGTCAAAGCCATAATAATTGAAACAGTTTGCTGCTTTTTGACAGAAATGCATTCCGTTGCCACAAACTTCGATTTCTCCTTCTTCCTCGAACTTGCCTGGACATGTATACTGTTTTGTATTCCCGCATGGACTGCAAGTCCAGCCCGGTCTAAATACCTTATATCCGTGTACAGATTCATTCTTTTTGGTCTCATCACTCATTTTGTTTCCTCCTTTATGTGTACTTAATTATTTGTCTTAAATATGGGACTGGACTGCTACACACAAAACATCCGGAAACAAAAAGAAAAGAGACCTCATATGTGAGATCCCTTGTTCTGTTTAAAGCTGGTTTTCGATTGCTCTTAACGCGCTATACAAAATACGTCCTTTTTCTGTGACTGTAAGCACGTTCATATACGGAATTGTCGGTTTTTCTAAGTACTGTTCCAACTCTGTTCCTGCAACCTTATCAGACATCTTGTAATATTTGTTTGATAATTCGTCGTAATTCGGAAATGGTCGTGATTCGATCTTGAAGATATCACTCCAGGAATCCTTTATATAAGGTTTCACTTCATCGTAACCACTTCTTTTCTCCAAAAAGATATGTTCGTTTTCTTTGATTGCATTCGTACAATCTAAAACCTCAAGAGCATCATCTGCCTTCCAGATTTTATCAAAACATTCAATTGCTGTTCTCGGCTGTGTTTTGAAAAATTCATCAATCTGGTCAAACATTGGGAATTCCCAATCGAAAAGACTTATCATGCAAAGCATTTTTAACATCTTTTCCTGATTGCCTTCTCTTAATCCATATCTCTTCTTGATTTCTTCTTTGCTCATTCTTATCATTTTTGTTTCCTCCTTGTTTGTGTGTCCATCGTTATCTTAAATATGGGATAAGATTATTACACACAAAGTAACCGGAAACGGAACATGTTTGCAACTGAAAGAAAGAGCCCGAAATGTCTGAATCTCTCAAACATTTTAGACTCTATTCTTTGATTAGTCTTCTCCGTACATGCAGATCTCGCACATGTACTTACAATTAGCACAATGTTCGTTGTACCATCGCATCCAGTCTTCCTGTGTGAGTTCGTGCGTTACGTTCGCTTTTGTCCAATAATCTTGATACATGAAATCGCAACTGTTGGACATATCTTTCTTCTCTGGCATACTTGTTTCCTCCTTGAATTGTGTGCTTTATTGGTTAACCTAAATATGGTACTAACTACTGCACACAAAAATACCGGAAACGAAAGAGAGACCAACCAAAAGGTCAGTCTCTGATTTTTGTTAGGACTCAAGCTGTACATTTACACCAGTACATTTATAGAAAATGTCTGCGTCAAAATTCGGAATTGAAAGAATTGTCTTCTTTTCAGAATCATCTAATTCATCCCACCACTTTTGAGCCATATTACGGTTTTCATCCTGTGAGAAAACTTTAAGGTATCCGCCTACTGTTTCATAACCTGGATTTAATTCTTTTTCTTCAGCAGTCATGCTATATTCTCCGATCCATTCAACTGTACGATTTGGAATATCGTTCAGCAGATGACACGCTCTACTTTTTAACCACTGACTATAAGTCCAGTTTGATGGTTTGTTGAACAGCATAATTGTTGTTTCCTCTGTGTTAAAGCAACCATTGTTATAGGCAGATAAGTTCCAGTCGCCAGTATTTCGGTTTCCAATGTTTCGATTTCCGGTATTATAATTTCCAGAATTATAATTTCCAGTATTACTTTTTCCTCTGTTATTGTTTCCGGTATTATTATTTCCTGTATTTTCATAACCTGTATTGCTATCTCCTACATTCTCGCGTCCAGTATTATGATGTCCAGTATTTTGATCGCCAGTGTTGTAATCACCGTCATTGTAATTACCTATATTATAATCTCCTGTATTTGACTTCCCGGTATTATAACATCCTGCATTATAATCTCCTGAATTTCTGTACCCAGAATTGTAATGTCCAGTATTATAATAGCTGCTGTTATGGTTTCCTGTATTATGGTCTCCAGTGTTATGATCCCCTACATTTCCGCGTCCTGAGTTATAATAACCTACATTCCGGTCACCCTCGTTGTCAGAACCAGAGTTATAATTTCCAGTATTACATTCGCCTGTGTTACCAATTCCAGTACAATCCTTGCCGATATTAACAAGACTTAAAACTTCTTCCCAGGAAAGTTCCCGAACAATTTCAAGTTTGTTTGTCCAACATAGCGTACCATATTCACTTTTTCCAATATCACCGTAAGCTATTACTTCGACTACATGAGTATTGCTATCAAACTTGTAAAATCCAGATTTGAAATAACCAATTGGGTTCGTACGAAATGTCATTCCCCGTTTTTGGACATCCATTTCGTCGTCTTCAAATCTAGCTGGACAAGTATATTGTCCCTGTGCATCATGCTCTCGCGGATTACAGGACCAGTCAGGATTAAATACCTTGTATCCATACGCTCTGTCACTTAATCTTGTAACATTAATCATTTTTCATTTCCTCCTTTTATATGTGCTTTTTATTTGTTGTCCTAAATATGGAACTAAACTATTGCACACAAAAGAAACGGAAACAAAAGAGACCAACCAATCGGTCAGTCTCTAATGTAAGTTTTATTCTACTTTTATTCCGGTACATTCGAAGAAAACATCAGGATCAAAGTTCGGAAGATCTTTAATGATTTTCTTGTCTTTATCTGAAAGTTCATTCCACCATTCTTGATTATCCGAGAACGCTTTTGTGAGATACCCACCTGCTACTTCAGCTGCTTCACTTTCAGTGCATTCATTCTTTTCCTCATCTGTCATTTCCCATAAATAGGACCATCTAATAATTGATATTTGATTCAATAAAGATCTAGCTCTTGATTCAAACCACATTCTGTATGTCCAATCTGATGGTTTGTTAAAAAATGTAATCTTTTGTTCCTCTGTGTTAAAGCAGCCAACATTCAGTGAAGATTTGTTCCAGTCTCCAACATTGTTATTCCCAATATTGTTACTTCCTGTGTTTCCATCCCCAATATTATTGTTACCAACATTCCAATTACCAGAATTTTCGTTTCCTGTATTACAATCCCCTGTATTCCGATTTCCAGAATTATACTGTCCAAAATTTGTATCTCCTGTATTACATTTTCCTGTATTAGAGTTACCGACATTGCATGTTCCACTATTGCTATCACCAACATTATAATCTCCACTATTGTGATGACCAACATTTCCAACTCCAGTACAATTATTTCCAATGTTGACAAGTCTCAAAACTTCTTCCCAGGAGAGTTCCCGAACGATTTCAAGCTTATTTGTACAGCATAAGTCGTTAAGATCTTCAATTATTACATCTCCAGAGGCAATCACTTCAGCCACCTTGTTATTCGGATTAAATTTGTAATAACTAAAACAATTTACAAGCTTTTGGCAAAAATGCATTCCATGTTTGCATAACGAAATTGGACCTTTTTCTTCAAACTTACCAGGGCAGGAATACTGTTTTGTGTTATCTTCTGGACTGCAGTCCCAATCTTCTGGGCTACAGGTCCAATCTGGATTAAACACCTTGTATCCATGTACCGGCTTATTTCTTACTTCTTTTCTCATTTTGTTTCCTCCTTTAATATGTGCTTTTTATTTGTTATCTTAAATATGGAACTAAACAATCGCACACAAAAGAAACGGAAACAAAAAGAAAGAGACCTCACATTTGAAGTCTCTTCTTTGCATTTTTAGTCCGCTCTGATACCTGTACATTCGTAGAAAATATCAGGATCAAAGTTTGGAATCGCTTTGATGGCCTCTTTTTCTATCAGAGAAAGATTATTCCACCAAGACTGAATAAGATCCAAGTTTTTCTGTTTTTTCAGGTAACCGCCTGCCATTTCATAAGTCGGGTGCAACTCTTTTTCTTCATCAGTCATATCATCTTTATCTACCCATTCGACTGTTCTTTTTGGCATCTGAATTAACAAAAACCTTGCTTCAGATTCTAACCAACGACGAAAAGTCCAATTCGATGGTTTATTAAACAGCATAATTGTTGTTTCTTCTGTATTGAAACAGCCAGTATTAAAAAATGACTTATTCCAATCCCCGGTATTCCAGTTGCCAATGTTACAGTTACCAGAATTATGTTTTCCAATATTCCAGGTTCCGGTATTGCTGTTTCCACTGTTGTAGTCACCTGTGTTGCAATCTCCTTCATTACAATTTCCAGTATTGCAGTCCCCATCGTTTCTGCCTCCAGTATTACCTTTTCCAGCATTAGCACATCCCGTGTTACAGTTTCCGGAATTACAGCGTCCAGCATTATAATCACCTGTGTTCCAGTTTCCAGTATTACTATCACCAATGTTGTGATCGCCGGTATTCCAGTCTCCTTCGTTACAAGATCCAGCATTCCAGTTCCCAGCATTTTCGTTTCCCGTATTACGTAAACCAGTACAATTTTTTCCAACATTTACGATTCTCAGCACTTCATCCCACGGGATTTCACGCACGATTTCCAACTTGTTGGTACACAATTTGTTACCGTCTGTTATAACATCTCCATAGGCGATCACCTCGGCAACCTTGTTTTTGCTGTCAAATCCATAATAATTAAAACATGCGGCAGCTGTTTGACAAAAATGCATTCCATGTTCGCAAATTTCAAGTTCTCCTTCTTCTTCGAATTTGCCTGGACAGGTATACTGTTTGCTTGAACCACCGATTGGTTTACATGTCCAGTCTGGATTAAACACTTTGTATCCATGTACAGGTTCACTCATTTTTGTTGCTTCACTCATTTTGTTTCCTCCTTTATTGTGTGTGTGTTTGTTATCCTAAATATGGGTTAAAACCACTGCACACAAAAACACTGGAAATAAAAAGAGACCAACCCCAATATAAGGTCGATCTCTAATTTGCTTAGTCTTCCATAGTACTATTTGGAATATCGAGGCTGGCTTTCAATGCATTCATCAGATTTCCAGCAATCGCTTCTGCCATATTAACTGGCACTGCGTTTCCGATCATTTTGTATCCATTGTTCGCATTTTCATACATGAATTCAAAATCATCCGGAAATCCTTGTAGTCTTGCTACTTCTCGGACGCTCATTCTTCGATACCGATCTTTCGCACCCGGGACAAAACAGTACGAATCTTTTGATATCTGCTGCATTTTTGGTGCGTTTGGATGTATCTGACATTGGCGTCCGGATGCCTGCACTGTAAAACCAGGTTCATCCCAGCTACGGACACGGTTTCTGGACATGAATACCGGAGAGTAACTATCAACATAATATTCATGGTTGTTAACCGCTGCAGGATTACGTTTGTTTCTTGCAAGTGTTGGAACAGCATTGTCTCGTAAATCCCAAATAGTATCTCGTAGTGTTACAATATGTTCTGGATCTCCGTCTGGAAATACAAATGAAATATCAAGATCAGTTCGGATGCCAATATAGAAGATCCGTTCTCTCGTTTGCGCTAATCCATAGTTACAAGCATTTGTTTTGTATACGGAAACGTTATAACCAGACTCGGCAAACAAAGAAAGGATCCGATCAACCGCATCCGCATGTTTCTTTGATATCATCCCGGGAACATTCTCAGCTACAAAGAATTGTGGTCGAAATTCCCGGAGCACACGAATGTATTCAAAGAAAAGCTGTCCTCGCTTATCTTCAATTCCTTTTCCGGCTCCGGCTACTGACCACGACTGACATGGCGGTCCGCCTATAATTCCTGCCAATTGTTCTCCTGGTTGCAGCTTAAGATAGGGTTCAAGATCTGATTTAGTTACATTTCTGATGTCGCCTTCAATTAGATGCGTATTTTTATGATTTTGTTTGTACGTTTCCCAGATTGTGGCATCGAATTCATTGGCGACCGGGATTTCGAAACCGGCTCGCTCGAACCCGAGATCCATTCCCCCACATCCGGAAAACAGACTGATAATTTTGTTATCCATATAGTGCATCTCTCTTTCTTTTTTTTTAGATGCACTAAATATGGGTTCCAAAGAGTGTAAATACTGATTTCATAACCAAAAAGAAAGAGCCCGAAATACCTGAATGTATCAGATTTTTGAGGCTCGATTCTTCTGGTTAGGATTGAATATTCTGTTTCTGTGGTTTGAACTTTAGATTTTGGTTATTACAGGTCATCGCCTGGATCAAAATCTTCAGTTCCATCTGATAATAACGGTTTGTTTGGAACATCATTGATTTCGTCGCCCACTGATGAGACGTCGATTACTGGATCTCCGCACAAATAATCCTGCACTGTTTCAACGACCTTATTTAAGGCGTCCAAATATGCATTACAGTCTGGTGCGAATACCAGATTTTGTGTGCCCTCATAATACACGGCAACGCTCTCTTTTGTCAGCACACCAGTAACCGTATACTCTCCATCTTCTACGGTCTCCATCTGATTCTGCAACAGATTTCCGATCTCTTCCATATCTCCACGCAATGGAATACGAAAATGGATACCGCTTTCGTTATCCGTAAAGCTTGATTTGATCAGGGTGTCTTCAGATCTTTCTACGTTTTCTTCGTATTCGTTCTGAATATAGGTGCTATTGCGAGTATCACAGCCATTGATACCGAATGATTCGTATTCGACTGTACCTGTTGATTGACCGAGGTCTGCCATCAATGCAGCGAGTGATTCTTCAATCTGTTCTTTCTGATCTTCACGCACGTTTCCTTTTAAAACGACGCCGACTTCTCCGCCATCAGGACATCCCCATTCCCGATTGTAGACAGCTGCAGCAGGTTCTACAGCAACTTCTGAGTAACCGGACAAACGCTGTCTGATGAAGGGAATAGCTTTTTGGATGGCAAAATCGGGCGTAAAATGGACCGTATTATCATATCCGGGATTAACACCGAGCATTACAGACCAGCGTGTTGTTGCGTTTTGGTTTTGAGTTGTTTTTGATGTCATAAGTTTTTACATTCCTTTCTGATTATTGTTGTTAGTCTAAATATGGGATGAACCAACGTATCGAATACTCGTGATGCCGTAGTTTTTATAGCCCTTTGATCTACCTTTTAGCCAGTTATTGATCGTTTGCCTTGAGATATTTAATTCTTTTGCCAATAATGTTCTATTATCATATTTTATTTTGTTTCCACTTTCTTTTGTAACAACAAATGGTTTGTATGGTTTATGACCTAACAATCTCGAATGCTGCTCATTTTCATTTCTTGTTACCCATTCGAGATTACTTACATCATTATTTGTGATATCCGTATCCAAATGATTTACTTCTGGAAGATTATATGGATTTTGTATAAAATGTGTCGCAACTAATCGATGTCTAAAAAATCGTTGTTTCTTCGGATTGTGATTTTTATTGTATAAACAAACACGCATATATCCAACACTATTTTTGTCACCTATAACCAAATGTTTTGTTAATTTATTTCGAACATCTCCATGTTCATTAATCTCATAATATTTTTCCCAACCAATAATATCTTTCCACATTTTTCGATACTCCTACTTTATGAGCTATTTTTGTATGTTTCTTAATAAATATGAGTAAGTTCTAAACATGGAAATAACAAATATGTCGTATGCAAAACAAAAGAGCCAACCAATCGGCTGACTCTTTATGTTTGTATTACATTGATTTACGATCTTTAATCTCTGCCATCTTAGCATCATTTAATCTAGTCGCTCCATGAACTCTCGAGAATGCGAGATATCCATTCATACGATCGATTTTTGTGATATTTCGGCTACCACATTTTGGACACACATCTGCCATATCAATCTGTTCATAGCCACAATCATCACAATAGTTCAAAGCGAGGTTTTCTCCTTCATAAAACCCAAGATCCATAGCTCTGTCAATCAAAGTTCTCATTGCTTTTTTGTTGTAACCAAGAGGATATCTGATGTACTGAATCTTACCACCATTACAAAGATTCCAAAATCTGTTTTCTGAATCCTGTTTTTGAATTGGAGTAATATCTTCAGTTACATGACAATGGAAACTGTTAGATACATACTCCTTATCACAAACACCATCGATAACATAATCTCCATCTACTGTGTGTCTGACTGTGTATCCAGCCGCTTCAAGCTGCTCCATATTTTCACGAACATACTCACGCATCTGCTTAATCTGCTTTCCACAGAGACTTTCTGCCGGTGTACCATAAATTGCATATAAAATGTGATCTTCCTGCTTGTATTCGTTAACTTTGCGATTGATGTGCTGTAATACTTCAAGTGCAAACTCTCCGTCTTCAGCAATGGATTTACCATTATAAGCCTGCTGTAATTCATTCAAAGCCGTGATTCCGAAACTATAGGTTGTTGCTTCCATCAGTTTTTTTGACTCTTTTAACTTCTGCTCTGGTCGTAAATTACCACCATAGAAACCACCCTGTGTGAATCCAAGAGGATTAATGCTCGCTCTCTTTTCACCAAGGAATGCTTTCGTTTTGATATGTAACTGTCTGATCATCTCAAGATAGTAATCAAGTTCTTTCATAAAATCAACGCCACGAGCCTTTGCGTCTAAGTAAATCAATGGAAGGTTCAATGAAATTGCCCCAGCATTAAAACGTCCTTCGAATACAGGTACATCGTTTTCATCTGCTGGTTCAAATCCACCTCTTTCGTAATACGGACTTAAAAACGCTCTACAGCCCATGGGTGATACGACTTTTTTGTATTTTTTATACATGCTCGGAACATATCCCTCGCCAGAAAGTGATAACCAATCCGGATACATTGTTTTTGAAGAACACTCGAATGCAGCTTCATACACTGGACCTGATCCATTTGTTTCCTTGTCATACAGATATACATATTTCGGGAATAATACAGGTCTCTTTTTACCAGGAGCTCCCTGACCTTCCATATGTACTTTGAACATTGTTACATTACATAGAACACCGAATCTACTGGTATTTAATCCAGATGTAACTGTTACAAATGGGTAATCGCCCCTGCTGGATCCAACAGTATTAAATTTCATTTCCCAGCCCTGGAATCCCTGTCTGAATTCGTATTCAACCTGCTCCATTGCTGCTTCTTCTGCTTTTTGTTTCGCTTTCTCGATATCAACGCCAAGTTCTTTATATTCCTTCATCCGTTTCTTATAAGTTTTCTCATACGTTTTCTTTGCGTATGGTTCAAGTAAGAAATCTATCTGAGGAATTGTGAATCCGCCATATTGCTGTGAAGCTGCTGATAACACAATATCTGAGATTACATCAAAAGCTACATCCAAAGTGCCTGGTTCGTTGTACCAATCGTTACCCATTTCAAATCCATTTTTTAGCAGGACACCCATTAAGAATAAGCAACAGTTTATGGTAAAAAGTCTCTTATCCTTGTCGTGAAGATAAATAAAACCTTTTGCCTCTGCGGATCTTTCAATCGCGGTTAAAAACTGATTGATATACATCTCTTTACCAAATTCCGATGCAATCAACGCATTCTGTGTTGAAACAAGACTTGAATCTTTGTTTGCGTTTTCTCGATCACCACGATACATTACCGTTTCTGCAAAATTTGCTACGCGATTCATCATCTTCGCAAACTGAGCTTTGAAGTCACGATACTGTCTGTAACTTTTTGCAGTTACTGGACTTGCATCATCCAAAGCCATTTCGACAAATGAGTGTAACTGTTCGACCGTTACTTGATTAAGAGCTTTCGATGCAATAATATCTTCTACAATTTCTACTACACGATCTTTCTGAGTATCCGATAATTCAACACCAACTCTTGTTGCAGATTTTTCAATTGCTGCTTTGATTTTTGCTGGTTCAAAGGCTTCAATTCCTTTGTCTCCATTTTTGATAACTGTAATATTTGTACTCATATTTATTCCTCCTTTTTTTAACAAAGGAATCCGCTATGAGTATTCGGACTCCTTTTATTTGTTTATATTTGTTTCAGTTTAAATATGGGATGAATACTTACAAACTCAGATCATCGATATCATCAATATCTTCATAGTTATCATCTGAAGTAATCTCCTTGTCCTGTAATTGGTTTGCATTAAAACATTCATCCATTACTGAACCTTTTCGGTCTTCGTACTCATATACACTTGATGTACTTTTCATAAAACCGTCCTCTTTTCTGAGAACTCTTTGATTTGTCGAACCTGCCCATTCATAATTAACGTTGAGTTTTTCCTGCACAAAAGGACCGTCAACAAGAACGTCAATTTGTGATAACAAATCTTGCATGAAAACCGGATCCTGCTGCTGCAGTACTTCTTTTGTGTATCCTGTATATACCCAAACAGTTTTATCTGGCATTTTATCTTTGATTTCTTTTATGAGATTCAACGTTTCATCACGATTGAAAGTTGCTAGTGGATCTCCGCCAGAAAACGTAATTCCGTCAATATACGGCTTCCGTAGAGCTTCAAATAATTCCTGCTTTGCCTCACTGTCAAAAGGGATTCCACTGTTTTTATCCCATGTTTGAGGATTCTGGCAACCTGGACATTGATGAGTGCATCCGCTTTCAAAAAGAACAACACGAATACCGTCTCCGTTTAACATATTGTCCTTCACAATGTCATGATAATTCACAATAAACACCTTCCTTATATTCATAGTTGTTTTGTTATCTGTCCTAAATATGTGTTCTATGTCTCTTCGTTTTCGCTTACATTGGCTCAAATGTCGGCATCCCTTGTATGTACCCCAGAGCTTGTAACCGATCCATCCCGGCGACTTCCTGGTATTCACACCATTTCTTTTCATGTTCACACATTCGTCGCCACTCCTCTTTGGTTACACTCTGATCTTGGTACGATTGAACCGATGCCACACTCTTTCTCTCCACTTCTTTTTGATCCCGTACATTTCGTTTGCTCATATCTTTTCACCTCTCTTTCTGCATATCTAAATATGTGTCCACAAGAGCGCAAACAAAAAGAAAGGGACCGACTTAAATGGTCAATCCCTTTTCTTTGTTGCTATCTATTGCTGCAATGATGTGTTATCAAATACATTCTGCAAGCTCAGTTTTGAACTTATTTTCGCTTTCTTAAAAATCCAGTTCCTGAAATGATTTCGTCTACTTCCCAGCACTGTAAATACTGTTCTCCATTCCAACCACTGAGAGCGATCGGTTTCCCTTCGACCTCTACGATTTCGATGTCTCTGCTTCCTGTCCAAGTTCCAAGTGTGCTCATATTGTTTCCTCCTCTTAATCTTTCCAAAAACAATACAGACAGTTATGAGGACATTTCTTTCTTGGTGTTAAAAGTTCCGTTTTACAGGCAAGACAATGACATCCGTTTCTTCCTTGTGGGTTCTCAGGAAATGTACCGTCATATTTAATTCCCATAATCTGCAGATCCTCTGTACTGATACATCCTTTAATCCGAAATGTCGCTGGAAACTTATATGCAAGGACGTCCTCTGCGCATGTATCAAACTGATAAGGGTACTCACTTAATGCGTTTCCGACAAGATTACGTTGTTCATCAGACGGATAGAAACTTCCACCATACATCGGCGTGAATCCAAGTTTTTGATAACGTTCCCGTACATGCGGATACTCATCCACGATTGAAATACGATATCGGATCTCATTTTCAGGCAAACCCAATGAATGGTAGTAATTTAACATCTCGGAAACTCGCTTGACACCCTTCTCAGTTGGGAAAATAGGATCAATCCGCAATACCATTCTGCTTGCTGGAAATCCAGACTCAATCAATTTCTTCATCTGTGAAAGCTGCTGTTTGTAGTCCGGGACATTTGGTTCCATTCTTGTGTGTCCCCATCCGGTACATGTACAATGCACTACGATAGGAACCTCATTCATATGGCTTAAAACCTTTTTGATGAATGTGTCGTTTAAGTTCTTTGTTATAAGGATGACTCCATCGATTTCCTTTAATTTGTTTTCCCATCTGAAGTCGACGCCAGCATCCCCGTACTCTGTGATTCCAATTCTCATGTTATCCTCCTTGTTCTCCTTGTTTTGAATATGTTTTTTATCACTATAAATATGGTTTTCTGGGAGCCAAACTAATTTGAAAACAAAAAAAAGAAACCAACATTCCTGTTGATTTCTTTTTCCGTATCTCATTCACATGTGATTAAGATTTTGCCATACCAAGCCTCTCCAGACACTTCGAATTCATATCCTTTATAATCGATGCTATGTGTCCAATCACACTGCCATCCATTGAATTCAATTTCCGTCCCATAATGTAACTCAAAATCATTTTCAAAGTCACCGGATACGACATGTATGATCTGTATTTCCATTTTCTCTTTTTTAACAGACGCAATCCAGCTATCTAAAAGCTTTTCGACTTCCTCTTTTGCACCGGTCTTTCTGTAGTCTATTTCATATCTCATGATTGTCTCCCTCTCTTACTCCATATCGATTGACTCCATCATTCTGCCTTCTCGTCCTTGTTCGAATACAGAACACATATAATCACCGATAAATTCCGCAATCTCATTTCGGTTTACACATTTATTTCCATGCCTCTCGTCGTATTCCACGTCTGGACACAGATGTTGCAGCCCATATTGGTCACACATTTTGTTTATCTGATCACAGGCTGCGATTGCCGTGTCCAAACAATCTGCTGTTTTAGATTCGAGCTCCTCAATGTATTCTACATATCGTTCAGAAGTAATATGTTCATCATTTGCCAATGTCCGAGCTACAGAATGTCCGTATGATTCCTTATAAACCGCGTCAAAATAGGTTTGTAACATATGAAACCGCGCATTTACGAATGCAATATCTGATTCAATTTCATCGCGGTCAAAATCTCGGTTCATAATTGCCGTAATCAAGTCATTTACACTACTCATTTCGTTTCCACCTTTCTCGAGCCCAATTTACGCCCTTCCACAATATTATATATCATAATAAGGCTCAAAATTGCGGAAACTCGTCATAATTCTCCAAAATCATCGTCATCATATTCGACGTCTTCCATAGAATCCCCACCAGCATCGTCATTGGCAACCTCACTTTTGTATTCGAACTCTCCGTATGCATTTTGATCCATGTCGCCTGGATTGTATGCATGCTCTGGATTTCTGCCTGCATCTTTCGCAATCTCATACGAAACATCAAGTGCCGGACGGTCACCATATTTCATCTCATTGTCAATGATAAGCTGATCCATAGTTCTGCCTTCACGTCCCTGCTGAAATACGGAATACACATATCGACCAACAAAATCTGCAATCTCTCCTCTGTTTACGCACTTTTCTTTATTGATTGGATCGACTTCGACTTCCGGACACAGATGATCGATTCCATACATATCACACTGACGATTGATCTGTTCACAGGCTGCGATTGCCATATCATGTGCGTGTTTTCTTTTTCCATCAAGATTAACGACCATATCCTGATAGGCTTCTGGTGTCATCATCCCTCCGTGAACTAATGTTAACGCAGTAGAGCTACCGTAAACATGTTCGTAAACTGCATTAAAGTATTTCCGAAACTTATCAAATCGTTCGTTTACAAAACTTATGTCTTCGTTAATATATTCCTGTGAATAATCTCTGTTTGCAATTGCCTTCAACAAGTCATTTACACTACTCATAATGGTTTCCTCCATATCTTCATTTTCCATAAATATGTGCGGAGACCGAACTCTGTATGGCAAAAAAAAGACACCACCTCAATAGGCAGTGTCTTTCCTGTTTGTTAGAGTTCCTCAAAGTGATCCATAATGTATTCTGCTGCTTCTTTCGCAAATACAGAATCATTGATAAACTTGCCAAAATACGACTGAGTGATGACGGACCCAATCGGGTTTGGTTCAAATGTAAGAATCTTTTTGTCATCGAGTATATCAATCACCGGCAACAAACCAGTGCTTAATACAGGAGTGAACTGTGGAAAGATAATATCCATTTCTGGTCTTCTGTATATAGAATACACGAATTGAATATTTCCTTCGTCGTCTCTAATCAGGTATTCCTTTTTCTTTTCTTTCGAATGCTTTTCGTCAAGTTCGATATTCTTCTCATCAAACATAGCATTTCTCCTTTCCTCTTCTCTTATTTGTATTCTAAATATGTGTTGCGACAAAGCAGCATGAAAATTTTATATCCCATGGTTAGTATACCGTTATTGTTACCAAAAGAAAAGAGACCACATGAATGCGATCTCTATAAATCCTCTCCGACATCAAAATCGTCTGTATTATCCTCTAGGTTGTTTGTTTCTGGAATATTTTCTGATTCTTTTTGTCTTTCATGGTACATTGATATCGTTGCTCCGTTTTCGAATTCGTAAGCCATATCAACCTTTAATGCATAGTTATTTGCAATTGTTATGGCTCTTTCTTCTGGAAATCCATATGATGTATATAAAGCAATTGTCTCTTCAACCGTTGGAAGTAAATCTATATTTACTAACTGTCTGTTTTTTATGTTCTTAACCATTTTTTCTTCAGAATCGTAAAAACTTGTAATTGGTTGCTGCAATAAGCTTAATCTTGTATGAACCGTTGATGATTCTTTGAAAAACATACTATTACCAGAGTCATATATTGGTGCTGGACCTAGATATTGCATTGTGTTTGAATCTCTTAGAATACCAAAATTTCCAAGATGTTCGTCTGTATTACTGATAATGAAATCTGTTAACGTCTGATAATCCATAAAATCACTAATTTCTTGAGCTTCAATTCCTAATTTTGCACATATCCGAATATAGTTATCATATAATGATTTGTCATTTTGCAATTTCGATCCTTCGATAACTTCATATGCGGATACTAATTCAACAGAATCGTTTGTAAATGCATCGCATCTACAATAAAGACCATTATCCTCTGTATGTCCAGCAAGATAAGGAACATAAGGGATTGTCGTTTCTTGTAAATCATGCAAATAAGTTGCAAAAGCCTCATTTATCGCCTGCTGTCCAAAATACTTATAACTTTCTTTCACAAGCGTTGGAAATTGTGTTTCGATATCCCAATATTTTTCCATTTGTCCACCTAATGCGGCATTCGAATCATAAGAAGTTGCATTGTGATATGGAACTTTATTGTCAGAAAATGGATTCATACTTGATAACTTCACATCTTCATATTTTACATCCATATCCAGTGGTCGAATCCAATAAGAATCTGTCATTGATAGAGCAAGATTTTTTGCCAGATACATTTTTGTATTCGTACATCCAGCTTGTTTTAATACTTCCTGCATCATTTTTCGAGAAGCAGGAACAGCTCTCCCTTCCCACCAATGTTTCATTCTTCTCGTATCTGCATTTCCCAAAAACGGTGATAACCCACTTCCGTTGTCTTTATATATTTTTAGAGTCCCTGTTTCGTCATCGATAATTAGACTTCCACAAACATCATTTTTATGCATTAATGCGTATTGACTCATAGCAATGCCTCCCATTCTCGTTTTTCATTATCATAATCTTCAATCATCATTTCAGGTACTTGTTTCCGATAACAATCATATAAATCTTGACACATATTTTTTAGAGTGAGCAACATTAAATCTTCATTATTATCTAGTATATGCAACTCTATTCCACTATTCGTTACTTTCCAATAATATCGATATCCAAGATAAGTTCCTTTTCCGTTTTCGAAAAAAGCAACGTTGTTCAGAATCTCATCTATATTGCAATTCAAATATAAACTAAGCTTATATACTGTTTCTGCTGCTTTGTTGTTAATATTTTTCTTATCATTGATCAATTCATTCAATGTTGTATATGGAATTCCACTCTCTTGACTGATTTTATATATGCTTTTCCCAGTTTCTTTTATTTTTTTCTTTAAACGGTCATTCATTGATTATCACTCCTTTGTGTTCATTATAACGCAATTACGTTATATGTCAAGTAAAGTCTAAAAGAAAAGAGACCACATGAATGCGATCTCTCTTCTGTTTTTTAGTTATGATTCCTTATCTCCCAAAGTTTGATACCTCTCATATTGCAAATGAATCCCAAAAGATCCGATTTCTCAGAAAGGAACTTCTCATACTGGCGACGTTCTTTGATATCTACAGGATCCCAGCCTTGTTCCTCCATAATTTCTGCCTGGCTTCCGAGACAAGCATCTACAGAATCATAATACGCTTCTTTCAGTTTCTCATCTGACATTAATGCAGCTTCCTGAAAGATCATGTTTTTCTCTGATTTCTTCATATTGTTTCCTCCTGCTAATATCCGATATATACCGGAAATCCATCAAAATCGTAGTTTCCATACTCTGTTTCGTTATCCATGTCTTCGATTACCTCAGATACATTCCGAATCAGATTATCATAATCGTAATCTAATTCTTCAGCAGCATCCAATGAAATAAAACCAATAGCACAACTACTGTTTGCCTGCACTTCGATTGGAATTACCTGTTCGCATTCGAGCCTGCCGACAAGTTCTGTGATCTCTTCTATTGTAATCCCTTCATCTAACGGCTTTTGAACGAATGCGGCTTTTGGAATGACACGATTTTCTTCGACCTTCGTTTTGTCTGTAACGATTCCACCATGATCGAATCCATCGAATTTAGCAATCCAGAACCGATCGCATCCGTTTGCGTCTTTTTCAAAGTTAAAATCATTTGCGTCAAGTGGTGTTCTCTGTTTTACTTCTTCACAAACAGGAGAAAATATATTTACCATATATCTTCCGCATTTTGGACACATGAGGTAATTTCTTCCCAAAATCATCCGAAATTTAAGCTCGCATCCGCAACCACAATTTCCAACTATATCACCAAACGGACTCATTGGTAACTTCCAGTTAAGATGATCGCAAGCTTCTTTAAAACTCATTACTTTGTAATCAGTAACATCTTGTAATCTTTTCTTTTCCATACTTCACTTTTCCTCCTTTATTTCGTATGCTTTGTTTTTGTACTCTAAATATGGGTTCAACTCTTCGCATACAAAACAACCGGAGGTACACAAAAGCCTACTCCACTAAATTGGAATAGGCTCTTTCGTTTGTTTCTTATTTGTTTTTCAATTCCTTTCTATATTTTTTGCTGTATCTGTCTAAGATTTTGCAAACAATATAGGTATTTGTCTGTTGTTCGTTTTCAGGTATGGTGTCTTCCGGAATATCCAAATACTCAGCCAGAAAACACAATGCTTTCTGAGCGTCCATTGGTGGGTTGCAGAGACCGTAATCTTCCTGCTTTGCAAGCCAGTCTGTTATCGTTTCTGTCTGATCTTTCTTGTCTTGAATGATCCAGAACCGCTCATTTCCTTCCTCGTCTTTCTCGATGTCAAGCATTGAACGACAAGCCGGATTCAAAGAAATCAGACTTGACATTTGTTTTCCGCAATTACCGCATCTTAATTTTTGTACACCAATTACTCCAGTATACTCAATTTTGCTGTTACCGCAGTCACAGGATACTGGGTAAACTTCGTCATCCTCTGTGAGAGTCCAATTTAACGCTTTTGCAGCTTCTTTGAAACTCATTACTTTGTGATCCGTCATATCTTTCAATCTTTTCTTTGCCATACTTTTTGCCTCCTTTACTTTCGTATGCTTTGTTTTTGTTATCCTAAATATGGGTTCGATTCTTCGCATACAAAACAACCGGAGGCACACAAAAAGAGCCAACTATAGTAGTCGACTCTAATTGTTGCTGTTTTAGTATCCTTTGACTGCTTCCCAAACACGTGCAACAGTCTCAAGATTCAATTCGTGCTCGCTTGAAATAATCCAGTCCTCGTTATAATCTCTGCTGATCACGAAACGTAAGTCTCCGCACCAATACACTTCAATTTCTTTTCCAGGTGTCTCTATGACGTCCCAGAATCTGCCGCCTTCTAAGCATTTTCTGACACGATTTGCTGCTTCTGTTACTGATCTTGTCATAATACTTTTTGCCTCCTTTGTTTTCGTATGCATTTGTTTTGTTATCCTAAATATGGGTTCGATTCTTCGCATACAAAACAACCGGAGGCAAAAAGAGAGACCAACCAATTGGTCAGTCTCTGTTTTTCGTTAGTCGACTCTGATTCCAGTACATTCGTAAAAAATATCTGGATCAAAGTTTGGAATCGCTCTGATGGTGTCTTTGTCTTTTGTTTCGAGATTGTTCCACCACAACTGACCACATTCAGACTCGTCAAGCACTTTCAGGTAACCGCCTGTTGTCTTGTATTCCGGATACTGTTCCTTTTCTTCATCAGTCATGTTGCCTGACCAAATCCATTCAACAACATCCTTTGGTATCTGCTTTAATAACCACCATGCATCAGATTCACACCAGTCACTATAGGTCATATCTGACGGTTTATTGAACAGCAATATCTTCTGTTCTTTTGTATTGAAACAGCCAGTATTAAAAGATGACTTGTTCCAATCCCCCGTATTCCAGTTGCCAGTGTTCCTATCCCCAGTGTTATTATTTCCTGTATTCTTGTACCCGGTGTTGTTGTTCCCGGTGTTCCAATACCCGGTATTCCAATCCCCTGTGTTGTAGTTTCCGGTATTGTCGTTTCCGGTGTTCCTGTCTCCGGTGTTCCTGTCTCCAGCGTTACAAATCCCGGTGTTCCTATTCCCAGTGTTCCTGTCCCCAGTGTTACAGTGCCCGGTGTTTTTGGTCCCGGTGTTCCTGTTCCCGGTATTCCAGTTTCCTGTGTTCCTGTTTCCAGCATTACAGTCCCCTGTGTTCCTGTTCCCGGTGCAATTCTTTCCAAGATTGATGATTCGCAACACTTCATCCCAAGGAATTTCACGCACTATTTCAAGTTTGTCGGTACAGGACTTGTCACCTACTGTCAGCACCTCACCGTAAGCAATGACTTCTGCAACCTTGTTTTCACTGTCAAAATCATAATAATTGAAGCAGTCAGCAGCAGTCTGGCAGAAGTGCATACCATGACAACAAACCTCAAGTTTTCCTTCTTCTTCAAACTTTCCAGGACAGGTATATTGTTTTGGTTTAGCTCCTGCTGGTCTACAGGTCCAATCCGAATCAAAAACCTTATATCCATGTACTGGTCCACTTATTTTTGTTACTTCACTCATTTTGTTTCCTCCTTTTCGGTGTGTGTAATTGTTTGTTATCCTAAATATGGAATGAATGGATTTGTGTTGTAAGTTTTCATACACATACAAAAAGAACCCGCATAAAGCGAGTCCTTCTGTTTGTTTCTGTTTTAGATTCCAAGATCGAATTTCATCTGTGGATTCTTCTTTGCAATTTCTTCTCTTGGATATCCGATCAGTTTAAAATCATCGATCGTGAAATCGAAAAAGTTTGTTTTCTCTGTATCCAGAACAAATCTTGGATCACAATCAATTGTGTTTCGATTAAAAACGATTTCTTTTGCCTGACTCAAATGTCTGTCATAAATCTGCACGTTTTCACTTACATGCGTGAAAACACCAGGTTCGTATCCACAATGTTTTGCGACCATTAACTGAAGCGCCACATACTGCATCTCATTGATTGATGCGGATACGATAAAGTCACTGGACCGCTGATTCATGAGCATATCCAGATACAATTTACCGTCGATTCCTCTTCTTACATTCCAGATCGTTTCATAACAACATGGATTCAATCCTTTGGTTGTTCCTCCTGTTTCGTCTGAAAAATCGTCTTCCTGCCACATACACATAATATGACGGCGACCAAATGGATCGGCTGTTAATCCATCCAGCAACTTATTGATCAGGTTATGTCTTTTTACGGTTGCTCCATATCTGCAGCCAATTGTTCCGTCGCCAATATCCCACTGGTCCCAATATTTGATGCCTAAATCATGAAGATCAGACAGCTTATTACTCTGCATCTGATAGATCCACAAGATTTCTTTGACTGCTGATTTCCACGCGATCGGTCTCAAAGTCAAAATCGGGCACTCACCTTTTGCTAAGTCGTATCTAGTAACAACATGGTTAATGGATAACGTATGAGCCGGGACATAAACGGTTACATCTGAACCGTTTGTAAATGCAGTTCCTTCTCCAATTTCAATCTTGTTTCCGTCTTCTGTGATCACATATTTGCAATCATCAGAAAGATGCGCATTATGATACATATCTTCATAATGTGGTCTCGGATTCTCATCTCTGAATCCATTTTGCAGGATTTGGTAAAGAATCGCTTTCTGGTTCTGATCTCCTACTGTTCCGAATGGACATGTTTTCTTTGTTTCTGACATTTTGGTTCCTCCTCTATTATGTGCTTTATTGTTTGTTATCCTAAATATGTGATAAGATAATTGCATACAAAATAACCGGAAACAACCATTCGAATCCATAACAAAAAAGAGCCTGCACATTTGCAAACTCTAATTGTTTCGGGTTATTCGTCTTCGTCAATAGCTTCGACTACTTCGCCATTGATACAGCGATAATAAGTATCTGCTTTAATATTAACACCATCTACGGTCACCATTTTCGCTCCAACCAACTGCCATGCGTCTTCTTCGTTTATTATATATCTGACACATTTCCAATCAGCCAAAACAAGACGAGAGCCAATACAGCCTTTTGCTTTTGATTTATATCCCCATGCAACAGCAATTCCTGTATCACTTTCAACAGAAGCAAAACTGTCTCTCCCTGTTGTCGTTGATACACATCCATATCCATTCGCTGATGATACTGATTCCTCTTCTGTTGTTACTGAAACACTATGATTTCCAGTAGCAGACGAAACGCTATAACATCCGGTTGTCCCGGATATGCTGTGCATTCCCTCTGTTGACGATACGCTGTTTTTGCCAGTTACTGCCGAAATACTATCGTATCCAGTTGCAGATGCAATGCTATTATAACTAGTTGCTGTTGACGTTACTGACGATCCATCTGCTATTGATGTGCTAAAACTCTCAGTAACGGATGCAGATGATTCGGGTCCATATGCAGCAGCAGCTCCATAGGATCTAGTATTTGCTGCAACACAACCGTGTCCTTCTTTAGATACAACATTATGATTACTTATAACCGATGCGAATTTACCTGCTCCTTTATAAACAGAGACTTCTTTAGCTTTTTTATAAATGAAATCGTACGCGCTCAACGCAAGTTCTGTAAACGATAATTTAGGTCCAATTTTGATATCAGTAGTACTCATATTTGTATCAAGAGTGCTTTTATCGATAACTCCTGATAACTCTACTTCATGGTATTCGCTTTTTGTTGGTCCGTAATGTGTGAAGCAATCCAATGGGTATTCACATGCATGAAAACCAATTTCACGACATTTTGCTTTTTCTTCATGATACGATTTTCCTTCCTCGTATCGAAATCCTCTGCATGTCATGTCTTTTCTAAATCCTTTCGTTGCTTTCATTTCGTTTCCTCCTTTTATTATGTGCAAATTGTTTGTTATCCTAAATATGTGATAAAACAAACGCACACAAAAGAAACGGAAACAAAAAGAACCTACCGCAATGGCAGGTTCTAATCGGTTATTTCTCGTTAACTCCAATATCAGAAATAGTAATATACTGTAACTGATCTGCAACTTTCCTGTTATAGAACCAGCTTGTCCATATATTGTACGCCTGATGTTTCTGCGACTTGACATTCTGATTCCATTCCGAAATGTCATTAAGTACAGTTAACTTCGAAATGTCTTCCTGGTCCGTTTCAAGAAGCTGTTTCTCTTTCAGTAATGTTTCGTATTTGATCTGATTCGTTTCGATTTCCAAATCAACACCAGTATGAGCTGAAATGATACAGAGTACAAAACAAAGCCGCAAATAGTTCCGAGTAACATACAGATGAGACCTACTCCTTCCAAAACCCAAATTCCACCTTCATCAGCGATTCGATTCAAAATAATTCCGACCACAAGTACAACGATACAAATTAGTGTTAATAACATACTTCGTTTCCTCCTTTTATTGTGTGCAAATTGTTTGTTATCCTAAATATGTAACGAATCATTGCACACAAAAAAAATGGAAACGAAAAGAGCCCACCACAATGGTAGACTCTGATTTCGTTTATTAATCATTGCTGCCGAAGTCAGGAAGATCGATGTATTCTAATGCATCTACAACCTGTTTGTCTACAAACCAACTGAACAATGGATTTGCAAGAAATGTCTTTTTTTTAGAGACATTCTTATTCCATTCTGTTACGTCTTGGATAACCTGAATTCTTGAAAGGTTTCCTAAATCGGTATCCATAGTTTCAACAGCCTGTACCTCTGCTCTGAGTGCCTTCATTTCTGCTTCATTCTCAATGATATGGATACTTGTACAGCTATGCGTAACAAAAATACCAATGCCAATAATAATAACAAACAAAAATCCCAGTGTCATGACTGCTATACTACATAGTTCATAATTGTCATGTTTAAATCTTTTTGTGGTTGCATACATAACAACTCCAGTAACTGAAACAGCGATACAAATTAAGGTAATAATCATTTTCGTTTCCTCCTTGAGTGTGTGATATATTTGTTATTCTAAATATGGTATAGAAGCATTTCACACAAAACATCCGGAAACAAAAAGAAAGAGACAACCACGATGGTCATCTCTTTGCTTTGTTTTTAAAATTCATACTCGACTGCATCTTGTCGATCCATGAAGAAATGAACACCAGGAGCACACTCATTCCATCGATTGTTATCAAAGTCAGATACTTCTACGATTTCACCAACTCGATACACAAACGATGGATCATATATCGATGATATCCCATGTAATCCGCTATCAGATCCGTCCATATTTTCGATTGCTAAGACTAATGCTTTACTACACCTGCATTTCTTTGCTGTTGCAGATGACCGTTTTGCATCTTTGCAGATCTGAAGCTTTACGATGTATCCATAGACTGCTTTTTTATAACCAATGAATGGACCAGTTTCTGGGCATGCAATCGGATAATCGATTTTTGTGTCTTCACTGATTTCTACATTCTCCATATATGCATTTTGAAGTTTTGCACCTCTAAGATCCGCTCCTCTAAGATTAGCTTTGCACAAATTTGCATATCTAAGATCTGCTCCGGACAGATTCGCATATCTAAGATCTGCTCCGAATAAACTTGCCTCTCTAAAATCCGCATTTCTAAGATCAGATCTTCTAAGATTGGCTTCGTATAGAATTTTATTGCTAAGATCCGCTCTCATGTTTTCCCATCCATCGATATCCTTATTAAGATAATGCTGATGATTTTCGACGATCTTGTTTAATTGTTCCTGTGTCATACTTCGTTTCCTCCTTTTTAATATCATGATTTTTGTTATCCTAAATATGGATTCCAGTAGTTGTATGTTAAGTTAAGTACATAAACATATTTGGAATACAAGCTTCGCGTTTAGAAAAAGACCCTCGCATACAATGATTATGGATCCTAGATCTACAAACAACTCCAACAGATCCTGAAATTCAGATTCATGACCAGACAGATCAAAATCATAAAGGTATGCAATTGTGCTTATGAACAAAATCAACCCTGAAAACATAACTCCTAAGAGCAGAATTACTGCCATGTTCGATCCCTCATTTTTCTATGACTTTGTTAACTATAATTAATAGGCTCACTTCTTGAAAACCTCGTCATAGAAAACACACAAAAAGAGCCAGATTATTCTGACTCTCTTCGTTTTTTATTATTCGTTTTCGCTACCATTTGAAAATAAAGATCCGACGTATCATGTTTCTGGACAATCAATCGGACAATTAATTTTTGCTCCAAAAAGATTTGCATTCCTAAAATCTGCTCCTCTAAGATCTGCATACCTAAGATCTGCTCCTCTAAGATCTGCATACCTAAGATCTGCTCCTCTAAGATCTGCATACCTAAGATCTGCCCCTCTAAAATCTGTATGCCTAAGATTTGCTTCTCTAAGATCTGCATGATAAAATTTTGCATCGTTCAAATTAGCATATCGTAAATCTTTATGTGACAAATCCAAACCACTTAGATCATAATCTGATAAATCTGCTTTCGTTTCCTCCCATTCGTCAATATCCTCATTGAGATAATGTTGATGGCATTTAATCATCTTATTTAATTGTTCCTGTTTCATACTTTGTTTTCTCCTTTTTTTTGTATGCTTTTTAATTTGTTATCCTAAATATGGTTCGAAATAATCGCATACAAAACCTCTGGAAACAAAAAAAAAGAGACAACCACAACGGTTATCTCCTTTTCTCTTGTTTTAAAATTCATATTCAACTGCATCTTGTCGATCCACGAAGAAATGAATTCCAGGAGCACACTCATTCCATCGATTTTCATCAAAGTAATCTACTTCTGCGATTTCTCCAACGCGGTATACAAAACTAGAATCAAAATACGATTCTATTTTTTGTGATCTGCTATCAGTTCCTTCCATGTTCTCTATCGCTAAAACCAATGCTTTACTACATCTGCATTTATTTGTTGTTGCCGATGACCGTTTCGCTTCTTCGCAAATCTGAAGCTTTACGATGTATCCATATCTTGCTTTCTTATAACCAATAAAAGATCCAGTTTCTGGACATGCGAGTGGGTAATCGATTTTTGTATCTTCACCGATTATTGCATAGGTTATATTCGCATTTCTAAGATCTGCTCCGTACATATTTGCATAACGACAATGTGCATCGAACAGATTTGCATCTCTAAGATATGCATTTCTAAGATCCGCACATGTAAGATCTGCTCCACTAAGATCAGCTGCGTACAAATCTGCTTTTCTAAGATCAGCTGCGTACAAATCTGCTTTTCTAAGATCCGCTACGTACAGATTCGCCTTTCTAAAATCCGCTCCGTACAGATTCGCCTTTCTAAGATCCGCTCTGCACAGATTCGCCTCTCTAAGATCCGCACCGTACAGATTCGCCTTTCTAAGATCCGCTCTGCACAGATTCGCCTCTCTAAGATCCGCATAATTAAGATTCGCACCCCTAAGATTCGCTTCGCACAGATCCTGATGTGATAAATCCGCCCTCATGTCTTCCCATCCATCAACATCTTTATTGAGATAATGCTGATGTCTTTCGATGATCTTGTTTAATTGAGTCTGTGTCATACTTTGTTTCCTCCTTTTTTTTGTATGCTTTTTAATTTGTTATCCTAAATATGTGACGAAACAAACGCACACAAAACATCCTGAAACAAAAAGAAAGAGACAACCACGATGGTCATCTCTTTGCTTTGTTTTTAAAATTCATACTCGACTGCATCTTGTCGATCCACGAAGAAATGAATTCCAGGAGCACACTCATTCCATCGATTTTCATCAAAGTCAGATACTTCTGCGATTTCTCCAACTCGATAAATAAAACTAGGATCAAAATTCGACTCTATTTCTTGCAAGCCACTATCAGACCCGTCCATATTTTCGATTGCCAAAACCAACGCTTTACTACATCTGCATTTCTTTGTTGTTGCAGATGACCGCTTCGCGTCTTCGCAGATCTGAAGCTTCACGATACAATTATAATATGCCTTCTTGTATCCGACAAAAGATCCAGTTTCAGGACATGCGAGTGGATAATCGATTTTTGTTCCCAAAAGTTCTGCATGCCAAAGATCTGTTCTGTACAAATTTGCATAACTAAGATCTACTCCGCTAAGATCTGCACGATAAAAATCTGCTCCGCTAAGATCTGTATGTCTAAAATTTGCTTTTCTAAGGTCCGCCTTTCTAAGATCCGCATTGCTAAGATCTGCATCTCTAAGATCCGCCCCTCTAAGATCTGCATGATAAAAATTTACACCATTAAGAATTGTCTCGTTACAACGTATATATCGTAAATCTTTACGTGGTAAATTTAATCCGCTCAGATCTTGATGTGATAAATCCGCCCTCATGTCTTCCCATCCATCAACATCTTTATTGAGATAATGCTGATGTCTTTCGATGATCTTGTTTAATTCATTTTGTGTCATATTTTGTTTCCTCCTTTTTTTTTGTATGCTTTATTTTGTTATCTTAAATATGGTTCTAAATATTCGCATACAAAACAAATCGGAAACGAAAAAGAACCTGCACTAATGTACAAGTTCTTTCTGTGTTTAGTCGGAACCGTTTCTTTTCGGAAGCTCAATCAGTTCCATTTCATCCGTGACCGTTTTGTCATAAAACCAACTTGTCCACGGGTTTGCGGTCCATTTTCTTGCTTCCTCTACTTTATGGTTCCATTCTTTCGCTCTCTCAATGATAACATCGACTGGTAGTTCGTCTGCGTTTGTTTCGATCAGTCTAACGTTTGCATCTAATAATGCGTACTCTTTTTCGTTTTCTACAAGAGAATCATACGTACGATGATTGCTCATAATTAGACCGAAACATATAAGTGTAAATGCAAGTCCAGCAAAAAATACATTCGTTTTAAATTCAAGACCTGCCTCGCTTGGAAATTGTTTCTTAAGTTCGATAGATAACATAATCGCGCCTAATACCAGTATTACAATACTTATTAATGTGATAATCATACTGTTTTCCTCCTTTTTTTTCGTATGCTTTGTTTTTGTTATCCTAAATATGGTACAGAATATTTTCCCGTATATTCATATATAAGACTCACATTTCAAAAACTCGTCAGAAAATACACAAAAAGAGCCCACCAATATGGCAGACTCTCTTCGTTTTTTTCACTATTCGTTTTCTCCACCATCTGGACTTTCAATATCCCATTCCGGAATTTCAATATATTTCACAGCGTTTACAACCTTCTGACTATAGCACCAGCTTGTCCATGGATTGGATGCCCAGTATTTACTACTATGAACGTCTTGATTCCATTCTTTCACATCTTTGATAACCTGCACTTTGGATACATCTTCGTTGTTTGAATCAACAGCATGAACTTCAGCAATTATTGATTCATACTCAATTTGATTTTTAACAATAATCTCTTCCGCACTAATATGAGAACACAAAATAACCGTTCCCATCCAGATCAATCCGACAACACCAACTAGCATAAAACTAACCTGAGCGAAAAAAGTACAATCATCATTTTTATACTCAACCAAAATAAGTCTGAGTAAAATCCCAATAGCCAAACATGCAGTAAATATTAATGCTAATAACATATCTTTTGTCCTCCTTTTGCATATGTTTACAATATATATAAGGCTCACATTTCGAGAAACTCGTCAGAAAACACATAAAAAGAACCCACACATGTCTGTATATGTATGGATTCTATCCTTTTGGTATGCTTAAATCGGGTTCGTAAATATCTCGAAACGGATGATACTATCATGATGATTCATCTCAACATGTCCAGGAACAAGATTATAAGCTTTGTCATCAATAATAGCAATGACGTTTTTGATCTTTGGATCTTCTTTCAGTTTGATGATAACATCATACGGTATTGGGTTTTCACTTAAACCACATCCTGAATTCATTACTGGGAATTCCTTACTGTCGGTAACCAAGCATAATGAATTCGGATATTTCTTTGATAATGTCAGATAAGCGATCGTTCTACTATCACCGTCCGGCAGTACAACCTGCATATCGTACCCAATTTGTGAGTCGCTCCAATCCATGTTTAAGAATTCGTCTCTTGTCATAATACTTTCCTCCTTGTATCCTTTTTCGTATGCGTTTTGTTTTGTCATCATAAATATGGTATTTATAATTCGCATACAAAACAAAAGAGCCTACCAATAGGCAGACTCAATTTGCTTTTAGTACAACATTAGATATACAAGGCAACATATTAATGTTAAAGTCCCAGATATAAGACTATAAACTACAGAAATTGATGATATTCGTGATATTATTCCGTCTTCCACAATTCCGTCTTTCATTTCTATTGCATCTGTTAAAAGATATACAATTCCCGAAACCGAAAAAATCGTATCTAATATTTTGATGATTGTTAATAACATTGTATTTCCTCCTTTTCGTGTATTATTTGTTATCCTAAATATGGTATTCATAATTCGCATACAAAACAAAAGAGCTACCATGTCGGTAACTCCCTTTGTTTTCTTTCAGATTTTTAACCTGTAAAACCACCTGTGTTGACTCTCAGACAATACTTGAAGTTATCTTTGATCAGTTTGTTGATCGTCGTTCTGATTTCTGTAAGATCGTCCTCTGGATATTCCGTAAGCATCTGATATAACCGCTTGATTGGTTTTCCAGCTTCCACTTTGACATAATAATCATCACAGAAGGTATACGCTCCCTGGTTTCCAATTGACTTTAGTATCTCTTTTCGTGCCTCTTTTGGCATCTCCGGATAACATAATTTTGGAATTACAGGAATTAACAACTCTCCGGTTACTTGAATAGCCTCTTTGAGCGCATCAAGATACTCTTCGTCTGCATTCTCGCTATCCAGTTCTGTATAATATCTGGCACAATAAGTACAGAATTCAGATAATCCCCAGATATAGCTATATCGAAGCTTGTTGAGTACGACTTTCTTTGGTTTCATACTAAATATATCCACAATGTACTCTGGAGGAATGACACCATCGTAATTGTATTCATCAGATACATTTCCCTGGTCGACTAACTCCATTTTGTCTTCGTCCGGAACCGCAATTTTGATTACCGTATTTGTCCCAAGCATGATTGACCAAGCATCAATGCTGCTTTCGGAACACAAACAAAGTCTTTCTTCTTTGTCTCCGATTGATTTTGACCGTTCCCCAAGCATCGGTTTTAATCCTTCTTTCTGAATCGTGGTAACAAATTCTGGCTGCGTTAAATGATAATAATAATTCATTTCGTTTCCTCCTCGTATGCAATATGTTTTGTTATCCTAAATATGGAACTAAGACGTACATACGAATGAACGGAAACAAAACAAATCAAAACAAAAAGAGCTACCATATTGGTAACTCTCTTTGTTTTCAGTTAGTTAAGATCCACTGTATATTCAATTGGATACCAGCTCCAGCCAGGCCTAACTTCTAAACAATAATAGTTCATAAGTGTTTCTGGCGTACAACCTAACTCTCCATAGTATTCCAATTTGTACAAATCAGAATGAGTTTCCATGATTTCATTCATAATTTGACCGATGTTAACATCAATTTCATCTGTCGCAATAATAATAATCGGTGTTGTTTCATTCCCCTCATCAAACTGGAAATTAAGATTAATTGGTATAATATTCATTTCGTTTCCTCCTCGTATGCAATATATTTTTGTTATCCTAAATATGGAACTAAGACGTACATACGAATGAACGGAAACAAAACAAATCAAAACAAAAAGAGCTACCGTATTGGTAACTCTCTTCGTCTTCGATTATTTTGTTACACTTTCCGGAATCTCAATGTATTCCATCGCTTCAATAACTCTCTTGTTGTACAGCCAGCTGGTCCACGGATTTTTGAGTCCCTTCTGTGCGTTTTCTGCTTTTTCGTTCCATTCATTCACGCACTCAATGATTATTTCTTTCTCTTCATAATCTGGATTCTTTTCTAGCAAACAAACACTTGCAGACAGCAATACGTATTCCTTATTATTGTTTGCAATATCAGAATCCGCACTATTATATTGATTCCAGATCGACTCAAACATTAATGTAAGCCAAATGAAACCCAATACAAAAAACAGACTGCCGAAGAAAACACCTGCATTCTTCTTCTTTGTTTTTCTCTTTTGGATAACGCTGATTGCAATGATAGCGATTCCGATAACAATAAATACGATTCCCATTAATACCATTAACATGATTTTCGTTTCCTCCTTTTCGTATGCAATATGTTTTGTTATCCTAAATATGGAACTAAGACGTGCATACGAATGAACGGGAACAAAGCAAAACAAAAAGAGCTGCCTTATTGGTAACTCTCTTCGTTTTCGATTATTTAATCAGGTTTTCCGGAATCTCAATGTATTCCATTGAGTCGACTATATTCTTGTTCCATAACCAGCTGGTCCACGGATCTTTGAGATACTTTCTTCCGTTATCTACTTTTTCGTTCCAGTTGTTCACACTTTCGATGATTGTATCCTTTGCTTCATCGTCCGGATTCGCTTCCAGCAAACGAATATTTGAACACAGCATTACGTATTCTTTCTGATTGTTTGCTATCTCCGAATCCTCTTTTATGCGCTGCAATCCGATTATCTCGAATACAATTGCTGTCCATGCAAAACCAAACGCCAGAAATACAATTCCAAAGTATTTGCCTACCTTCTTGAATTTCGGAACTTTAATACAGATCCAGACAATGATAATTCCAATAACCATTAATGCAATTCCCATCAATGTAATCAACATAATTTGTTTCCTCCTTTTTCGTATGCGGGTTGTTTTGTTATCCTAAATATGGACGAGATGAAGGCATATTAAAGAGGGGGGAACAAAAGGATATAAAGAATTAGAAAAGCCACACTTTATTGTGTGACTTTTCTTGGTATGAGGTGTATGGGATTAATCGGTTAAGGCTGTGTTACTAAACGGATTAGTTCCCAATGTTACGTTGTTACCAAATGCTGTTGTTAGTGTTGATTTGCTTGTATATGTCTGTCCTTTATAGGTTACAGATGCTAAACTTATACAATCATTAAATGCCCCATTTCCAATGCTTGTTGCTCTATCTGGTATTGTGATTGAGGTTAAACTAATACAACCACTAAATGCACCTGATTCAATACTTGTTACGCTGGTTGAGACTGTAATTGATGTTAAACTAGTACAGCGCGAAAATGCACTGTCTTTAATGTTTGTTACACTGTTTGGAATTGTGATTGCTGTTAGACCAGAACAACGAGAAAATGCATGGTCTCCAAGACTTATTACACCGTCTGGTACGGCAATTGAGGTTAAATTGGAACAACCGTAAAATGCATAACTTCCAATACTTGTTACACCGTTTGGTACTGCAACGTCTGTAAGCGAAGAACAATTATAAAATGTGTTATCGCCAATACTTGTTATACTATCCGGTATCGTAATGTTTGTTAATGACGAACAACCATAAAATGCGTAATTTCCAATACTTGTTACGCTGTCTGGCATTACAATTGATTTTACTTCTGGTTTTGCCTGTAGTACGGAATACGCAGACGCTGGATCAGTTTTATAATTATTAAATGCATAGTCTTTACTTACATCGATTCCGCTCTCTTCCCAAGTACAAACCATCTTTCCATCTGCGTCATATAATCCAGCAGCTAATTCTTTATTGAGTCCGATCGCAAACTCAAAATTACCTGACCAATCTCCAGACGTAAGTTCGTTTGCTACAATGTTACCTGTCGTACTACCTCCATCCGGTAGATTCACCTGATTGGCTGCAAACTCTGTAATATCCTGAGTGATTGTTCCAGTGACCGCAGCCTTTCCATTCGAATCCGTCAGCTGCATGGTCGCGTCAGGAGTAACGGTAACTGTTTCATTCCCGGAAATGTCACCTTTTACTTTGACGTTATAAGTTGCACTCTTATTTTGCCCTAAAGTGATCGTCTTCGGAATGGTGACAGTAAAAGCGGAATCCTGTTGATATATAACAGTAGCTCCCTGAGTTCCTGTCGTTGTTGCTTCCTGTGTTGTGTTGTCCGGGTTTTCGGCTGCCATTGCTGGAATCGTAGGCGTCATTGTCATGATCGCAGCCAGAACAAGCAGACAACTCACTGCTTTTCGTTTCATAATATTTCGTTTCCTTTCTTTGTGTTCAATATAAATTGTTTACGAGTAGCTATCTAAATATGGTCTGAACACGAACAGAGGAAACGAAAAAGAATAGGAAACAAAACAATACCAGTTCAAAACAATCTGTCTTCAAAATAGACAAAACCATAAGTATATCTTATAATGATGTATATCAGCAATAACAAATACGAATACGACGGAGGAATTTGAAGTATGGCAACCTATTATGATGCAAAATGTTTAGACTGTGGGTATGAGTTTCATGCTGTGTACGGTTGCTCTGACAGCAGTCAGAAAGAAAGCAAAGTTATAAAATCAATCGAAGACGGTAACAGAACCGATGAACTCGCACTCGTGTACAAAACAATGGAACGCCCACGAATCGAAGTCAATTCGGTCCCGTTCTTTTGCAAACACTGTAGAAAACTCTTCACTTATGACGTAACTCTTGTTTGCGGAAAATATGGGACCTACGAAGAAAAGGTCGCACATTGTCCGGACTGTAATGAGATTTCCTACCTGCCGATCCCACAAACAGTATTCATGAAACAAGAAAAGGGATCCTGCTGCCCGTGTCCGAAATGCAACGGGTACGGATTTGTGGTCACAAAGTCTGGGATCTATGATTAACGGACACAAAAAGAGCATTTTCCATAAAGAAAAGAACCCGTACACAAATCTGTGTATAGGTTCCTTTTCTGTCTGTTACTCTACTTTGATTCCTGTGCATTCGTAGAAAATCTCAGGGTCGAAGTTCGGAATCGCCTTAATAGTATCCTTATTTGCATCCGAAAGATTATCCCACCACTTCTGCGCGGTTTCGGAATTATCAAGCACTTTAAGATAACCACCTGTTGTTTCGTAGGTTGGATGTTCACGTTTCTCTTCATCCGTCATAGCACTCTTATATACCCATTCAACAATATCCTTTGGCATCTGATTTAACAAACAATTTGCCCCTGATCCTAGCCAACGACGAAATGTCCAATCCGATGGTTTGTTAAACAACATAATTGTTTGTTCTTTTGTGTTGAAACAGCCGGTATTAAAAGATGATTTGTTCCAATCCCCGGTATTACTGTCTCCGATATTCCTTTTTCCGGTGTTCTCGTTTCCGATATTACTATCTCCAGTATTCTCGTCTCCGATATTACTATCTCCTGTGTTCTTGTATCCAGTGTTACCGTTTCCGGTGTTCCAATTTCCTGTATTGAAATCTCCAGTGTTGCCGTCCCCAGCATTACCTGTTCCAGAATTCCAGTATCCAGAACTCCAATCTCCAGTGTTTTCGTTTCCTGCATTACAGTTTCCGGTATTGCCTATCCCTGTGTTTTCTTTTCCAATGTTTACGATTGTCAAGACTTCTATCCAAGGGACCTCTCGTACAATCTGGATTTTGTTTGTGCAAGATTTATCCCCATCTGTGTCTAATTCTCCAAGTGCAATTACTTCTGCAACTTTGTTTTTTGGATTAAAAGCGTAATAGTTAAAACAGTCAATAGCTTCTTTGCAAAAATGAAACCCTCTACCACAGCAACTCGGTTTAACATTTTCTTCAAATGTTTTTCCAACCTCATACTGAAAATCTCTACAGGTCCAGTCTGGATTAAACACCTTGTATCCGTGTACAGGTTCATTATTTATTACATTATTACTCATGTTCAGTTCCTCCTTTTTCGTATGCGTTTGTTTTTGTTATCCTAAATATGGAACCGAACGTTCGCATACAAAAAAAGCCAACCGTGAAAGGTTGACTCTTCTTGTTTTTGTTAACACTTCTTTGCAAAGAAAAAAGAACCCGTACACAAATCTGTGTATAGGTTCCTTTTCTGTCTCTTTTACTTGGATTCTTCAGATTTAATCAGATTTCTTTCTTTTGAATCTTTTTTTGCAAGAATTTTCTTATCAATCTCTGCGAATACAGGCTCCAATTTCAAAAGCAATTCGTATCCAGGTTCTCCCGGTTCGAACGGTCTGATTGTTTCATCCATGATCATATACTTGTTTTCGCTCATTGTCATAACTCCTTTCGCAAATGCTTGAATTTAATCAGTTTTTCTTTTTCGGTTAGCGTCTCATTCTTTTGATAAATATGAGATAAAGTTAATGATTGTGCCGTTTTCACATCAGAGATATACGTTTTTACTTCTTGAAAATAGTTTTCGTATTCTTCTAATATTTTGGGACTTACGTCAGACACTACGTATATATCTCCATCATGACACGCAATTATTGAAAACTTTACTTTCGGTTCATCTAAAAATGTTGTTAAATCCTTGAATGATGGTCTAACATTTAACGAATGATTATGTATGATTATAACATCATCCTTACAGTTCTGAACTAATGCATACTCTTTTTCGTTAAATCCAGTTCCTGATATTGTCCCACTTCCAAGTCTAGTAATATTATCAACAACAAGATCACCGGTTCTTGCATTGACCGCAATCATTCTTTCAGACTCCTGACCATCTACAAATTCTAGCAATCTGCCAGTTTCTCGATACAATCCCTCTCGTACCGGCTTACTAATCTGTAACATTTCGAGATTATCAAACAAACGATGATACTCAATTGAATTTACAAACGTTCTGTCTACTGAAAAAGCATTTGTTTCTAATTTTCGAGATATTAGTGACTGTTCGTGTTCAAGTTGTTCCATTAACATCTTTTCATCTCTGTCTGGGCCTTGACTATCATAACGATCGTCCTCGAACACATCATCAAATACATCGTCTTCGAAATCCATGTTTTCTACCTCCTATTATATCATATTGTTCACAATTAATACAATAAAAGGATCTCTCGTTTCTCCTCTTATTGTGTAATTGTTTTTGTTATCCTAAATATGGGTTTTATGAATATGTTATAGGTCTCGAAAACCATACAAAAAGAGCCAACCATCAAAGGTTGACTCCCATTGTTTTTGTTAACACTCTTTTATCTCGAGTAATTCGAGCTGTTTTGCTACGTCCATCAATCCATGCGAGCATCCAGTGAAGTCTGAGATGTAATCCTCCATATTTGTCTCGTCATACATTTCAAAGCTAAATTTGAAACTACGGATCTCGTCATCAGAATAGATGTCAGTACCATCATACATATCTTTGAAAATAACACTTAATAGAGTAGTTTCAGCAAATGTACGCTCGATACTGTCTTTGTCTGTTCCGTATCCGTATTTCTTCCAGATATCATCGAAAGCACGTCCGGCACCTATTTTTACTTTGACAACCAATCCGTATTCGCTCTTTTTGTTTCGTTTCATATACAGGTTAAAAAATTCGATATCTTCCTGTAACGCAAACAATTTCTTATAATACTCCTCCGTTGTCATGCCTGACTTCTTAATAAGCTGTCTCAGTTCGTTAGTTGATAATCTGTTCATTTCGGTTTCTCCTTTTCGTATGCGTTTGTTTTTGTTATCCTAAATATGGAATCGAACGTTCGCATACAAAAAGAGCCAACCCGAAGGTTGACTCTCATTGTTTTTGTTTACAGACTTAATCCAGACTAGATCTCAGTTACCAGTTTGATAACAGGACCTCTGTCTGTCTCTCTGTATGAGAATCCGACTACGTTCTGCTTCTCATCACCGAAGTAATAAGTTGCAGTTTTGGTCTCTTCGTCATACTCCTTGCCGCAGTAAACGGTGTGACCTTCCAGAGCCTCTACGATCTTCGGATCTTTTAAGATCTTCATACCGTATTTGTCTGCTCTTACAAAGATCTGGTCTTTGTCGAATACAGTTACAGAAGGAGCACTCTTTGTAGATCCACCAAGGTATACTTTCGCATCCATGGAGTTTACAAGGTAGGTTCCAACTTTTCTGCCGTCCATTGTGAACAGGCGAATTGTTGGCTGTTCCTCATCTGTAAGGTATCCGTCATCGTCGATTGTGTCTTTGGTTACAACAACTAAATCTTTACGACCTGCCTGCTCTACCATGCGGACACTTTCGATAGGAACCGCAAATCCGGAACCAGAGTTGCCGAACTCTTTGAGGTATGCATTGTAAGCATCTTCAGCATCATCGTCATCCTCATCAAGATCTTCCTCGTAGCAGAAATCCTCATAGTCCATAACCTCGCCGTTATCTCCGAAGAATGATACGCCTCTTACGGTTGTATCTTCTCCAGTACCGGTTGCCATGATCTGGATGAGATCGCTGGTGCAGATCTCTTTGACATCTGTTACCTTGCCATCCTTATCTTTGATCTCAACTGGTGTGATCACCGTTTCGATAAAGTAAGTACGGTCATCGATAACAACCGCCTTTGTGTTGGCTGGGACTGTGAATCCGGCATCCTTGAATGTTCCAACGAAGTCCGGATCGGCAGAAAACTGAGCATTGAAGGTATAAACCTCAAGTTCCTCATCTTCTGGCTCTCCAACTCCAAGGATTACCAATCCAGGAACCGCACCAAGTACCTTCTGAGCTTTAATGCTGCCAAGAGATACTGTTGGTCCGTTGTCGATCACCAAATCCCCGTCTACGATTGTTGCGTCTGCTGTCGGTTTCGGGTTCGGATTGTATTTGAAGTGTGCGAACATAGTGTTAATGCCGCTTAATACAATCTCGTTGGAATCTGTAGTACCATCCTCAAGGATCTTTGCGACCTTGATAGCACCTGACTCCGCATCGTACTCAGTAATACGATATAACGCGTCATCATTACTCATAGTAACTTCAATACCAACGACCTCTCTACCTGCTGTTGCTGCCTGTTTTACGATTTCCATAAGTTTCATAATGTTTTCCTCCGTTTTGGGTAAGATATTTTATGATTGTAACAACGCATGTTTCATATTCTACACAGACCGTCCACCCAGATGTTCACGCCTCATTAGGTCGCTAGTGACTCGGTGTCCTTTCATTGTCGTCTTCTTTTCCTGTGCTCCATGAATCATTGCATTTGTTTACATTCCTAAATATGGTATGGACGGATGCAAACTAAAACGAAAAAGGATTTACCGTTTGAACAATCATAAAGAACTGAATCTCATGGAATTCTATTATCTGGACAAAAAAAAAGAGACAACCATAACGGTTATCTCTTTAATGTGTTTTAAAGTTCATATTCAACTGCATCCTGTCTGTCCATAAAGAAATGAATACCAGGTGCACATTCATCCCATCGATTATCATCAAAATCAAATACTTCTGCAATTTCTCCAACGCGATAAATAAACGATGGATCATATATCGATGCTATCCCCTGTAATCCACTATCAGATTCATCAATGTTTTCGATTGCTAAGACCAAAGCTTTACTACACCTACATTTCTTTGTTGTTGCAGATGATCGTTTTGCGTCTTCGCAGATCTGAAGCTTTACGATCTTTCCAGAGACTGCTTTTTTATAACCAATGAATGAACCAGTTTCCGGGCATGTAATCGGATAATCGATTTTTGTGTCTTCATTGATCACTGCACAGACTATATTTGTATTTTTAAGATCTGATCCGAACAGATTTGCTTCTTTAAGATCCGCTTCGTACATATCTGTCTCACTAAGGTCCACATTTCTAAGAGCCGTCTTTCTAAGATTCGCATATCTAAGGCACGCATTGTTAAGATCCGCATCTCTAAGATCCGCATTGTTAAGATCCGCATCTCTAAGATCCGCCTTTCTAAGATCCGCATCTCTAAGATCCACATAGCTAAGATTTGCTCCGTACAAATTCGCCTCTCTAAGATTTGCATTGTTAAGATTCGCTTTGTACAGATTTACATAACAACAAAATGCTCTGCACAAATCCGTTTCTCTAAGATACGCATTGCTAAGATCCGCATCTGCAAGATCCGCCTTTCTAAGATTCGCACAGCTAAGATCCGCATTTCTAAGATTCGCATCTCTAAGATTCGCATTTCTAAGGTCCGTATATGCAAGATCCGCGTTGATAAGATTTGCTTTGTACAGGTTCGCATTTCTAAGATCCGCATTTCTAATGTTCGCATTGCTAAGATCCAAGCCGCTCAGATTCTTATATGATAAATCGGCTTTCATGGTTTCCCATCCATCGATATCCTTATTAAGATAATGCTGATGCTTCTCGATGATCTTGTTTAATTGTTCCTGTTTCATATTTCGTTTCCTCCTTTTTCGTATGCTTATGTTTTGTTATCCTAAATATGGACTGAAACAATTGCATACAAAACAAACCGGAAACAAAAAGAGACAACCATAATGGTTATCTCTTTAATGTGTTTTTAATATGCAACTGCATCCTGTCTGTCTGTAAAGAAATGAATACCAGGTGCACACTCATGCCATCGATTATCATCAAAGTTAGGTACTTCTGCAATTTCTCCAACTCGATATACAAACGACGTATTATATATCGATTCTATTTCCTGTAATCCGCTATAAGATCCGTTTCTATTCTCGATGGATAACACTAAAGCTTTACTACACCGGCATTTCTTTGTTGTTGCAGATGATCGTCTTGCATTTTTACAAATCTGAAGCTTTACGATATATCCGTAGCTTGCTTTCTTATAACCAATAAATGAGCCAGTTTCTGGGCATGCAATCGGATAATCGATTTTTGTGTCTTCACTGATATAGGCTCCTGACAAATCCGCATTGCTAAGATTTGCTTCGCTAAGATCCGCATTTCTGAGATTCGCTCTGTACAAATTCGCCTCACTAAGATCAGCATTTCCAAGATCCGCATTGTTAAGGTCTGCCTTGCTAATGTCCGCATTGCTAAGATTTGCTTCTTTAAGATCCGTATTGCTAAGATTTGCATCTATAAGATCCGCATCTCTAAGATCCGCTTTGTTAAGATCCGCCTTTATAAGATTCGCCTTTATAAGTCCCGCATTGTTAAGATTTGCCTCTCTAAGATCCGCATCTCTAAGATTCGCATTTCTAAGATCCGCATTGCTAAGATTTGCTTCTCTAAGATCCGCATCTCTAAGATCCGCTTTGTTAAGATCCACGCTGCTAAGATCCGCCTTGTTAAGATTTGCTCCATACAGATTTGCATTTCTAAGATCAGCTTCTCTAAGATCTGCATTTCTAAGATCTACCTCTCTAAGATTCGCCTTGTTAAAATTTACTCTGTACAGATTCGCATTTCTAAGATCTACTTCGTTAAGATTTGCATAACAACAATACGCTCCGTACATATCCGCTTCTCTAAGATTCACATTTCTAAGATCCGCTCCACTAAGATCCGCCTTTCTAAGATCCGCTTCACTAAGATCCGCCTTTCTAAGATCCGCTTCACTAAGATCCGCCTTTCTAAGATCCGCTTCACTAAGATCCGCTTCGCGCAGATCTGCCTTTCTAAGATCCGCACTACTAAGATCTGCATTGTTAAGATTTGCTTTGTACAGCTTCGCATTTCTAAGATCTAAGCCACTCAGATTCTTATATGATAAATCGGCTCTCATGAATTCCCATCCATCGATATCCTTATTGAGATAATGCTGATGGTACTCAATGATCTTGTTTAATTCATTTTGTGTCATATTTCGTTTCCTCCTTTTTTTTGTATGATTTTAATTTGTTATCCTAAATATGGGTTTTGCGAATATGCCAGAAATCTCGAAACCTATACGAAATTACAAAAATAAAAGACCAAGCATTAAAGCCTGGTCTCTTTGTTTTCTAATCTGCTAGAATCTTATCATATGGAATATGATATCGATTCGTATAATCCTCTGTTTCAGGATCAGCAAATACATACAAGTCGATATCCTTATTATCCGGTTCCTGGTTTGCAATCTCTGCCAGTTCTCCAGACTTAACTTCCGCCAGTGCGAGGTCAATCAGATCACCGTCTTTTTCGTACATAATGCCGACCTGCTTTGTTCCGTAATCAGATTCCCCGTTTGCAAGAACAAGGTTTCCACCATTTACTGGTACTCTCACTACGACACTCAGATCGTCACCCAGCAGCAGTTCCGGAGCCTGTAATGTATCCTTTTCGTCTTTGTTGCAAGCGGTAAAAGCACATGCGTCGTCCAGTCTTTCCATAGCCTCATCCAGGTCCGTCAATTCGTATGCCTGAATCTCATCGAGTACATCGAAAAGGACATCTCCTGATGTTTCCGCTAGTTCGCTTTCTAGCTTTTCGCATACTTGTCTGGTCAATTCTGCCAGATTCATAGCCAGTTTTAAATGTTCTCTGATTGCTTCCTTTGTCATAAAGTTTCCTCCTTTTTTCGTATGTTTTTATCTTGTTACTCTAAATATGGACTGAAACAATTGCATACAAAACAAACCGGAAATAAAAAGAAAGAGACAACCACAACGGTTATCTCTTTGATGTGTTTTTAAAATTCATAATCGACTGCATCCTGTCGATCCATAAAGAAATGAATACCAGGTGCACATTCGTACCATCGATTGTCATCAAAATCAGGTTCTTCTGCGATTTCTCCAACTCGATACACAAACGATGGATCATATATCGATTCTATTTCCTGTAATCCACTATCAGATTCATCAATGTTTTCGATTGCTAAGACCAAAGCTTTACTACACCTGCATTTCTTTGTTGTTGCAGATGATCGTTTTGCGTCTTCGCAGATCTGAAGTTTTACGATGTATCCATAATATGCTTTCTTATATCCGATAAACGAACCTGTTTCCGGGCAAGCAATCGGATAATCGATTTTTGTTCCCAAAAGATTCGCTTCTCTAAAAAATGCACCATTCAGATTTGCATGACGTAGATCTGCATAACTAAGATCCGTTTTATATAGATATGTATAATTAAGATCTGCATTTCTAAGATTCGCGTTTCTAAGATTCGTTTTGTATAGATTCACCGATTTAAGATTCACATTTTTAAGATCCAAGCCGCTTAGGTTCTTACATGATAAATCGGCTCTCATGTTTTCCCATCCATCGATGTCCTTATTGAGATAGTGCTGATGACTCTCGATAATGGTGTTTAATTCATTTTGTGTCATATTTTTGTTTCCTCCTTTTTCGTATGCGTTTAATTTGTTATCCTAAATATGGTCTGAAGCAATTACATACAAAACAAACCGGAAACTAAAAGAGACAACCATAACGGTCATCTCTTTAATTTACTTTTAATATTCAACTGCATCCTGTCTGTCTGTAAAGAAATGAATACCAGGTGCACACTCATTCCATCGATTATCATCAAAGTCAAGGACTTCGACGATTTCTCCAATGCGATAAACAAAACAATGATCAAAACCCGATTCTATTTCCTGTAATCCGCTATCAGATCCGTCTATATTCTCGATAGCCAAGACCAAAGCTTTACTACACCTGCATTTCTTTGTTGTTGCAGATGATCGTTTTGCGTCTTCACAGATCTGAATCTTTACGATCTTTTCACAGCCTGCTTTCTTATAACCAATGAATGAACCAGTTTCTGGACATGCGATCGGATAATCGATTTTTGTATTTTCATTGATCTCTGCATTGATTATATTTGCATTTTTAAGATTTACTCCGAATAGATTCGCATCTTTAAGATTCGCTCTGAATAGATTCGCCTCTCTAAGATCCGCATTTCTGAGATCCACTCCGTTAAGATTTGCATAACAACAAAACGCTCCGTACATATTCGCATAACAACAAAACGCTCTGTACAAATTCGCATTTCTAAGATCCGCTTCTCTAAGATCCGCATATGCAAGATCCGCATTGATAAGATTTGCATTTCTAAAATCCGCCTTTCTAAGATCCGCATTTCTAAGATCCGCATTGATAAGATCCGCATTGATAAGATTTGCCTTTCTAAGATCCGCCTTTCTAAGATTTGCCTTTCTAAGATCCGCACTGTAAAGATTCGCATTGCTAAGATTTACTCTGTACAGATTCGCATTTCTAAGATCCAAGCCACTCAGATTCTTATATGATAAATCTGCTCTCATGGATTCCCATCCATCGATATCCTCATTGAGATAATGCTGATGCTTCTCGATGATCTTGTTTAATTGTTCCTGTGTCATACTTTGTTTCCTCCTTTTTCGTATGCTTATGTTTTGTTATCTTAAATATGGACTGAAACAATCGCATACAAAACAAACCGGAAACTAAAAGAGACAACCATAACGGTCATCTCTTTAATTTACTTTTAATATTCAACTGCATTTTGTCTATCCATAAAGAAATGAATACCTGGTGCACATTCGTTCCATCGATTATCATCAAAATTATATACTTCTGCAATTTCTCCAACGCGATAAATAAAGCAAGGATCAAAATGCGATTCTATTTCTTGTAATCCGCTATCAGATCCGTCCATATTTTCGATTGCTAAGACTAAAGCTTTACTACACCTGCATTTCTTTGTTGTTGCAGATGATCGTTTTGCATCTTCACAGATCTGAAGCTTTACGATATATCCGTAGATTGCTTTCTTATAACCAATAAATGAGCCAGTTTCCGGGCATGTAATCGGGTAATCGATTTTTGCATTTTCACTGAGATCGGTTCCGGACAGGTATGCATTTCTAAGATTTGCCTCTCTAAGATCCGCCTTTCTGAGATCTGCTCTTAAGAGATTCGCTTCTCTAAAATCCGCGCCTCTAAGATCCACTCCGTACAGATTTGTATAACAACAAAACGCACTGTACAAATCCGCATCTCTAAGGTACGCATTGCTAAGATCTACTCTGCACAAATTTGTATGCAAACAAAACGCTCTGTACAAATTTGCTTCGCTAAGATCTGCATCTCTAAGATCCGCTCTACTAAGATCCGCCTCTCTAAGATCCGCTCTACTAAGATCCGCCTTTCTAAGATCCGCCTTTCTAAGATCTGCCTTTCTAAGATCCGCATATGCAAGATCCGCATTGTTAAGATTCGCATCTCCAAGATTCGAATTGCTAAGATTCGCATTTCTAAAATTCGCCTCTCTAAGATTCGCATTTTTAAGATTCAAGCCGCTCAAATTCTTATCTGATAAATCTGCTCTCATGGATTCCCATCCATCGATGTCCTTATTGAGATAATGCTGATGACTCTCGATAATGGTGTTTAATTCATTTTGTGTCATATTTTTGTTTCCTCCTTTTTCGTATGCGTTTAATTTGTTATCCTAAATATGTGATAAGATGTTCGCATACAAAATGATTGGAAACAAAAAGGAAAAGAAACAATCACGATGGTCATCTCTTTGGCTTTTTTTAATTATAAACGGAAACAAAATCAAACGGAAACAAACCTTATGTATTCATTCCATGTCCGCTCCAACCGCAGAGATATTGTTAATTCCGTTTTTGATTAATTTCTCAACAATTTTGATACGTTTATCTTTGTACACTCTAAACGATTTATTCTCTACTAATGTATACAAATCTGCTCTCTGGTCTGAAAAGTATCTTTCGTTTTTGTCTAAAGCTTCATTCGTAAACAAAATATTCATGGAATCATTTGCTTTTACTAGTTTTCTTAATGTATTAAAAACATCATGAATACCAGAAAAATACGCTTCTTTTGTTTTCTCTTCGTTCGTATTCAACTGACATCTCAACAAATAAAACAGATATACGGCATACATTATATACGGATTATAAAACGGTAATACAATATCGCTGTTGTTTCCACAACGAAAAACATGTAAGATCATACCGTTTTGATACACGGTATTCTGTTCTAATATATTTTGATCCAACATTTGTAACAAAGAACCTGTCAACAGTTCCTGATTTTGTTGAGAGACCATGTTTTCCATTTGTTCTATCGTTACAAAATTATCCGTATTCTTCTCTCGTTTCATTTCAATTACCTGTTGATACAGCAATTCATAAACTTCTTCAATCGTATTCAAACTCACATTGTTATTCTTTTCTTGTGTCCACGTGGCAATATTTCCTATTTTGTTTACCTGTTCGATTCGTGATTCAAAATCAATTTGTTTCCATGTGAACATCATTTTAATCGTATCTAAGAACACCGGATTCAAATTGTTTTGTAATAAATCCAGTTTTATCTCTGATGTATTGAAATATATTTTTAGTTTCGATTCAAATAGAATCCAAGTATAAAGATTCGTAAAACATTCGATTAAATTTAAAAGCAACACATATGATATACGTTCAGTTGTATTTTCTAACCATTTCCCAATCTCAGTATCTGCGTATAGTTTTCTGCAGATATTAACTGCATTTTCGTATCTAATTGATTTCACAACCACAAATGGGGTAAACAGTACAGCTATGTTGCCATCTTTTAACTCTTCGTAACGGCATTTGATGATCAACGATTTCATAAATGAACCTGTTTTGTTATACCAATTCGAGTTCATGTATTGGAAAAAGCCACAGGAAATCTTCTTTGTCTCTGTATACGATTCATTATTGTCATCCATATAATACGAATTATCTGTATATTTCCACTCTCCAGAAAATCTCTGTAATTCTATAAACGTTTCTTTCGGAACAATACTATATTGATGATTTTCTTCCGTTTCTGACTGATTGCTCTCATAATCTGAATCTGAAATCAAAAGCAAATTCGTTGTAGGTAGACTGTCGAAAATCTTTATTGAAATGTTTCCAATCATAACTATTCTCTCTTTCTGTATGTATTATTGTAAATATGTGTCGAGACGAAACAAAGAAACATTGCAAGAATCTAATGCGCGACACAATATGTTGTGATATAATACTGTTAGCGAGAAACAACATAACACATATTTATGTTAGGATAATATATACATACGAATAAAAGGAGAGCTAAATGCTTATCCCTGTTTATGTACAAAAATTACAGGGATAAGTCAGTGGCGGACTTTTCTCTGTTTATATAGATTAATATACAAAAGAATGGAGAAAACCATATGACAATTTCAAAAGAGATGCTGGAAAAGATCGCATTACTCAGACCGATTGATGACGTTCTTTTTGCACAGCTCGTAGTAGATATCAGAACATGTCAAGAAATGCTTCAAAAAGTCATGAAAGATTCAAATCTTGTGGTTCTGACTGTTATTCCTCAAAATGTTGTACGAAATATCTGGGGACGTTCTGTTATCCTTGATGCTTTGTGTCGATTAGGCGATGGAACGACTTGTTGTATCGAAGTTCAAAGATCAGATAACGATAACCATGTACGCAGATCTGTTTTTAATGCAGCGAGTGTTATTGTTAAAGATTCAGAAACAGGAACTGATTTTAGTGATATTAAAGATATATATGTCGTATATATATCAGAATTCGATTTTCTCAAGGGGAATAAAACAATTTACCATATTGATAGTATAATCAGAGAAACCGGAGATATTATTAATACAGGGATGCATTTTGTATTCGTTAATACTGAAATAGATGATGGAAGCGATATCGCAGAACTAATGTCTTGTTTCTTACAGAGGCGAATACATAATACAAAGTTTCCAGAACTTTCTAAACGTATGACATATCTTAAAGAAACAAAAGGAGGACAAACCTATATGTGCGAAGTATTAAAAGAAATGTTAGATGAAAGCGAAATTAAATCAGCTATCAAAGCTGCGCGTCTTCTTAATGCATCTGATGATCGAATTATCGATATGTTAGAAACAGGGTATCATTTAACCAGAAAAGATGCGACTTATCAGTTAGACTTATATAAATCTGATAATTCGGTATCAATCAATTAACTAATTCATACGGTTAACGCCACAACCGTAAACAATATAAAACGCCGGGCATATTCTGTCTGGCGTTTTCTGATGTATCCTATATATATAACATCTGTTCAGGCAAACGCAAAAAAGACACCAGAAATTAAGTCCTAGTGTCTTCTGTTCGTATTTCAAATCAAAGATCCCCAAAGTCGTCACCAAAATCGTCGCCGTAGTCTTCATCATAGTCTTCGTTTTCGATATCTGATTCGTTTTGTTCCATCTGTTTTTCCAAATCTTCACGAATGAGCTCCATCTTGTCTGCTGAATATCTTGGGTCCGCATAAATAGAAACGTCAAGACCGGATTCCAACCCAAGACAAATTTCACGCATCTGAAATTCATCATATTTCGGATCCGCATAAACTGATACATTCAGGTCTGCTTTCAATCCTTTGCGAATTGCATCCATTTGGTATTCGTTATAATCGAGGTCGGCATAAATTGATACATCGAACCCTTCTTCAAGTCCAGTTCGAATTACAGCCATCTGTCCTGAATTATACTTTGGATCCGCATAAATTGAGACATCTAGCCCTGTTTCCAGTCCCTTTTTGATCTCTTCCATCTGGTCATAGTCATATTTCGGATCAGCATAAATTGAGACATCCATACCTTTTTCCAATCCATTTTCGATTACTCGCATCTGCACGTCATTATACTTCCGATCCGCAAAAATTGTCACATCAACTCCGGCTTCTTCACCTTTTCTGATGATTTCTTTCTGAGCTGGATAGAAATCGTACTGACTTTTCTTTGATACATCTTCCAAGCGATGACGAATCAGACTCATCTGGATTATGCTACATTTCGGATCTGCATAGATTGAAACATCCACACCAGATTGTAATCCTTTTATAATCTCGTCCATCTGGTAATGACTGAATCCCCAATCCACTAACTGCATCAAAGTTGCATTTTTTTAACTGTTCTGCTGTGTAAACCATAATTGTTTCCTCCATATTCTTGTTTCTTTAAATATGGGACGAACATCAATAACCTAATCGAGCTTAGCTACCATTTTGTAAACTAAAAGACAGTTCCATGTTTATGAAACTGCCTGTTTGTTTATGTCTTATGAAAGTCTGCGCATAAGTTCCGTTTCCTTCTGAAATAGTTCGAAATCGTAGTATTCCTTGAAATAAGACTCTACCTTAGATGCGAGTTCCATTGCAAACGGATAGTCATTTTTAAAGTTCTCTACCGGTACCGTACATTGTAACGATTCTTCTTTACTTACAAAATCTTCGAACTCCGATATGAATTCATCATAATTATTCGTAATTCCTCTAACATCGATATAATAAGTTATCCCGTTCCAGATAGCGGTGCAGAAACAATGAATATAATCTCCGTTCTTTTTCTCGATCTTGTAAACAGTATATCCATATTTTTTATGAAGCAGTGTCGCAAACGTTGTACAATATCCATGTAGAAGATCATATGTACTAAGTTGATTCCCATGAATATCGCAAACACTGATACAAATATTCTCAAGGAATCCAAAATCATCTGCACCATCTTTTTGCAACTCATCCAGTTCTTCATAAAATCCATTGTGTGTGTGTTCCATAGTCTCTCTCTCCTTTCGCCTTCTTCGTTTTGTGTTAAATATGTGCGAAATCTTCTTAGGCTAACAATTCCTAG